AGCAGCAGCATTCCTTAATTGTTCATCATTGATATTACCTTCCCCATAATCAATGGCAGCCTTAACTGCATCTTTACTTCTCTGATCTTTCATCAGATGCAATACTGTTTCTGCACATTTCCCTTTTGCAAGAGTTAAAAGCCTTTTGTCGATTTTAAGTTTTGATGCTATCCAGAGCATCCAATCGCCACGAGGACAGTGCCGCCATGCCAAAATAGCAGATTTTTGAGTTTTTACATACTCTACTGCCTCACGGCAAGAATTAAATTTTTCAAGTTTTGTGGTTTTCATAATGATTTACTTTTTTAATTTATTATAGGCATTCAGAACTTCTTCTGTGAGATATTCCCTGCAAATATCTGACGATTTCTTCAAGGAGTTTATTCGAGCAGCAGCATCAGCATCAGCATAAGCATAAGCAGCAGCAGCAGCAACATCAGCAGCAGCAGCATCAGCATCAGCATCAGCAGCAGCAGCAGCAGCATCAGCATAAGCATAAACAGCAGCAGCAGCATAAGCAGCAGCAGCAGCAGCAGCAGCAGCATAAGCAGCAGCAGCATCAGCATCAGCATAAGCATAAGCAGCAGCATCAGCAGCAGCAGCATAAGCATAAGCAGCAGCAGCATCAGCATCAGCATAAGCATAAGCAGCAGCAGCATCAGCATAAGCAGCAGCAGCAGCAGCAACATTTAATTCCTCTCTGGTTATCTCACCATTTACATATCTCAAACAAGCTACTAATGCATCTTTACTTCTCTGATCTTTCATCAGATGTTCAACTTGTTTGGCACACATGACTTTTGCTAATGTTAGTTTTTTATCATCAACATTAAGTCTTTTCGCTATCCAGAGCATCCAGTCTCCTCTTTCACAGTTCTGCCATGCTGAAAGAGCAGATTCTTGAGTCTTCACATACTCAATAGCTTCATTACAAGCATTTAATTTTTCAAGTTTGTCTGTTTTCATATTATTGAGATTTTAATTGTCATGGTAATAAGTTCTTTTCTTTGAATTTCCGGTATTCTTCTTTCATCAGTAGTACATCGGCGTCCCACTGATCAAACTTCCAGTCCGGATGATTTGTCCTGTCCTTCATCGTCCCCTGATCCACAATCCTGTGAAATAATGGATATACTATGCGGATATTCGCCGGATTAAACTTGAAATACGGGTACCTGCCTTTCGGGAGGATATGTGAAAAACAGCTATAAAAACTGTCTTTTGACCTCAGATGGGTGACATCCTCCCCGGTATAAGGGCATACCACCTTCTTATTCTTGTAGTATTCTTTGTGCCAGAGGTCAAGAAACATCCCCAACTCCCACTCATACCCAAAGCTGAACTCCGGGGGGATGCTTTTTTTAAATATCATTTTCTTCTTTTTTTTGTCCGTCCTCATAAACTGGTGATACCGGCAAAAACCTTTACCGGTTATCTTGTCAGTACCAAATACTGCATTTAAACAATGTTCTGCATTACACCTTCTCATTTTTCATTCAGGTTAAAAAGAGGACATTCCAACCATCCCGGCTATCCTGCCCTCTTTATTTCTTGTGACAATAATACAAGAGTTTGGATACAAAGATAAATCTTTTATTTATTATTTGCCTTAACTTGATTAATTATTGGTGGCTTATTCATCCTTGTTGCTTCCAATATGGGCAAGTTTGTTTCAGTAGGAATATAAACAACCGTCTTTTCTACATTGGTTCCAGCAACCTCAGTAATCCATAGCCATCTTAAATAATCTTCATTTTCTCTTAAACTTGTCCCAATTATTTTATTGGCAATAGCTACGCCAACCGCCCTTGTACTATCAGCTAATTTAATATAATGGGCAGACTCATACTTTGCTTGAGCTTCCTGAACTGCAATTTGCCGATTCTGAGTGGCCTTGGCTAATTCAGCCTTGCCTTCCAAGTTTTGCTGATATACCTTATATCGCGGACATCCTATCATTCCTGCTAAAATAAGAATGATAAGAAAAAATCCACCTAATACTGACCATTTAATAGTCAATCTTGTTTCTTTTAAATCTTCACTTTCCATAATTTTGTTTTTAAAGGTTAATACTAATTTCCATCAATTAATTTATTGATTTCATCCGTTGTCGCAAACTTTATAAAAGTCTCCTTATCCTGATACTTCTGCGATAACCCTGCCTTTCTTGCCAGTTCCAGCCATCTTGGATTATCTATCGGGGGATTAACGGATAGTAAAGCATTGAAAATAGCCTTGCAAGTGCTAAATTCTCTCTGATCGCCTTTGTCGTAATCCGGAATAGCCAAATTATATTTATTTCCGGCTTTCACTTCTGTTTGCGGTGGAGGAACACTCCCTTCTGGCTTTCTCTCATCATTCAGATAGGGCACAATGTATTCGGCGAGCTTTCCTTCCTGATGGGCAAAGATAATCTCCCTGAGCTTCTTGTTTGTGTTTTTCCCGGGTATTATCTCCATTGCCTCAATCATATCGGAATCCTTGTTCACTATCGCTAAAAGGTCAATGGTGGGCATGTCTTCCATTTGTTTGAGGGTTAATCCCGTTGTTGATGCTTCCTCAAAATCAGGATGAGTTATTTCCTCTTCATGGCTTTCTATTGGAGGATCATTAACGGTTTCCGGATGCGACTCATTGATTACTGTCGGAGACATGACTGTCTGCTTGATAGGAGTGACATCTGTCCCCTTTATCGCATCTACAATCTCTTCCTGTGCGAGTTTCTTTATGACCTTACCTGTTAGCTTTCCAGACCTCTCCTGACTGTGAACCTTATCCGGAATAGTGATCTTTGTTCCATCGGGGGTCTCAATGACTTCTGATACATCCGATGTCATATCTTGAGCTTCTTCTGTGATATACATATTATTCAGCACATCCCCGAATAAGTCCCTTGCCAGATAGCCGAGAGGTCTGTAATATAGCATCCGTTTCTGATACTTCCACCAGGGAGATGACTTGAATTTCCATCCATCTGTACCATTAACCTGTTGTGAGGTAATCCATAGACCGGCTCTCTTTGCATCATTGATAGAGAAGCTCTTTGACAATGTAAGGCCATTATCCTCCCGAGTTGCGGTTATAGTAACCTCCATATCCTCTCCCTCGATGCTTCCTGTTATAGATTCTTTCCATGAATCCTTGCGGAGTTTTCCTGAACTGAATATCATACTCTTTGCCAAATCCCCTTTTATGGTAAGGAGTCCATTGATAGGAATGATATTCTGCAAAGCTGTCATAGCAGGCAGATGAAGTGTTCCGATGCCATGAACCAATACTCCGGCTACCGCACCCACTTTGCCCTTTGTAAAATCCGGCTTGCCGTCTGGTAGTTTTTCGTAATAGTGATAAGGGATAATTTTGCTTTCAAGAAGGAAATTTGCTACTTGCATAGCTCCTTCCAATGTTTCAATTCCTTTTTCGACAAATGTAGTCATCCTACTGTCTGCCGATTTAATAATACTTTTGTCTGCTTCCATGATTTTTAACTTTATTTAAAGGTTCTACATAATCCGTGTTATACCGCCAGGTGCGGTTTAGCTTGCCATAAGCACCTTTTCTGCTTTCGTCCCATGAGCATTTAATCAACTTTCCCTCATGCGTAAGGTCTGTGATGGATCTCCGCACCGAAGTAAGCAATATCTGTTCGTTATAAAGATACTGTACCCAATTAGCAACTGAAATAGGAGTGAATCTCTTATCAGCATTCTCCCTGAAGAATAAAAGAATCCTTTCCTTTTGTTTCTTTGCCTTTTCCCGTGCCTTAATCAAGTCTTCCCTTGCAAGTGGCACTGTGTCGTGAAATGTACTCTCTCTTTCCATGGCTTATCCTTTTATAAGTGCGATTACTTCAAGTTTCGGATAATAGCGGGTCTTACCATCACGCTCGCTCTTTGTGGCATTTAACAGAAAGGTAACGGTTATCCAGTCGCCATCCTTGATGTCCCCAAGCATACTCATAACTTTCTGCCCGAGTTCAAAAGAAACCTCATTGATATAATTTCCCTTGAGGACTTCCATGATAATCAGCCTCGTTATCTTTGTCTGACCGTTTCGTGTTGTAAACTCCTCTGGAGGACATATCTTTAATAGCCTCCCAGAGATCGAAAATTCATTTACCTGTTTGTTTTGGCTTGCCATAATCTTAATTTTTAAATTTAAAATACTTAACAAATTCTTTAGGAGGAATGAGTATCTCCCTTTGATCAGGATTCTGGCCCGTTAATTTAATTAACCCATCTTCGAAAGATACGCAAATCCATTTACCACCTGTTTGAAGATCAATACAGACCTCCCATAGTCTCGGTAATCCTGCATCCATCCACTCTCGAATATCTTCAAATGGATTAAGGGTTCTTTTAGAAGGTTCGATTTGGGGCAAATGAAATACAAGATTTGAAATACTTAAATAAGATACTTCAGAATTTTGTTCTATACGATTTTTATTCCACCATTCGCTCAACCTATAGACTTCATCATCTGTTTCGGGGAAAATATGTAAAACATCATAATCCCCTGCTGTAATAAAATTTGCTCTCATTTTTAAATTGTTAATATTGTTATTTCTGTTCTTGGTTTCTCTGAATAGACTTTCCTTGCCCTTAATTCGCATATCAGGGAGTCGTCCCTGTAATAAATACCTATCAGGCTATCCGTAACGAATTTGATAAGATTATCAATGTCCGGACGGCTTGAATGATACTCCGGCGCAGAGTCTTTTAAGAATTGGCTGTTTTTGCCCGTTTTATAATGATTCTTCGGTCTGTGCATATAGAACACCACTTCAAGGAAGATAATGTCAGAAATGGGCTCTTTTGGGGCAGATTCCTGTAATATCCCTGCAAAGGTCTTCTTCTTCTCATTGGAGGGATCATAAGTACCGGAAAACTTGCCTCTCGTAAAATGCCTGTGCCTTGCCTGGGCTTTTGGCTCTCCTAATACTGTGAGTTCTATCTTCATTCCTTTGTCTTTTGTCCCACAATCCTAATTTGTTCGGGCAGGAAGCATTGAATCTGCCCTGTTGCCACACTTTCACAAATACCTACCGTGTAATTAACTGCCATATCGTTTATAATATCATATTTCAGACCAAAATGCAAAAGCCAGTAATTCTCCTTGGAGGTAATCAGATTACCCTCTTCGTCTATGTCACCTGCTTCTATCGTGACCTCGCAATATGTCTTCAGGAAGCTCATTCGGTTTATCGTATTTGAAATAATGTCCTTTTCTTGTCATCGCACCCGTCCTCAATGCCCTTATCATCCCGTTCTTGCTCAATCCCACGGCCTTTCTTGCATCGCTTATGCTGTCAAACCTCTCTATGACTTTATGATCCGAGTTCTCCTGTATGACGGCTTTCTCCTGGCTCTGGTTATAATCCTTCACCCTTGCATCGTATCCTATGGCGTACATCCATCCAAGATACTTCTCTGCCGTCTCCCATGATATTGCAGGTATATGATCACCGTCATAAACCATCGTGAGAATAAGCCCCTGCTCCTTCATCCATAGCTTTGCTTTCCTTATGGCGATGTCTCGTGTCATTAATAGCAATTAAGGTCTATCTTCTTAAATTCATTCAATAACTGCTCATCAGACGGCTTCTCCTTGATCTTATTAGAAGCCACACGGTTCTTTGACCCTTTCCTCTCGCCCCAAAGGAAACTGCCCAATTTACCAAAGTCTATGGCCTCTGCTCCACTATTTACAAGGTCATGGATAAGAGTATTGGCTATCTCTGACCGTGCATCATCAATGAGATTCTTAACTCCCATGAGAACTTTGTCTTTCTTGCAGAGGTCATAAAGCCTCATCGTACCCTCTATGCTCGGCCTCTCCTCCAGAAACTTCTTATTCATAAAATCCCTGTAAGCATCTGAACTATCAGGCTCCGGCTCGTATCTTGTTATCTCCGCATCCCACTTCTCAATCTCATGCACATTGCCCATCTTTTCTGCCTCTCTCTTCTTGGCAAATGCCTCCTTTGCAGGGACTACCCTTTCATACCACCATTTCTTTGAGATATTTATTAGACTATTACAGAGAGCCTCATCCCTTGTCACTTTTTCGATTATTAATTCATTTCCATCCTTTAAAATTGCTAATTCTGCATAATCAGCCTCAAGAATTATCATATAGACATGTATCTGTGCTATATATGAAGGAGGAATGCCATCTTCCCAGGATCTCGATGCATTATAAGAAAGGCATTTGCATTCAAGAATAGCCTCAGTCTTTAAGGGTTCCCCTGTCAGGAGGTTAATGCCACCCTTAATGTTCATCAACCGGTCAATAGACCCAAATAGCCATGGATATTTTGGATTGACTACAAAACCATTCAGATTCCTGCAGGAGCGAATGACCTTTTGGTTCTTGAAATTTTCGATATAACCGGTCTCGCTCCCGTCATAGTATTGCCAGAGATCGGCTATTTTTTCTTCAAGGTATCTGCCAAAAAACATTTTTGGATTATCAGGTACTTCCGTAAGTACGTCTCCTGTTTTGTTGTGAAAATGGTAAATCGTCCGATTATATTCAGGTTTTACAAGACCACAAATATCAGAAATTTCCGATCCTCCTATACCGTTCCTGCGGAAATCGAACCATTCCTTCGTATGCGAAGGAATCCTTGTTATTATTAAATCACTTCTCATATCATCATAAGTTTAATCCGTGAGGAGGCCTCATCCCTTCCAGTTGCAATGGCAATAGCTCTTTATAGAGTTCTCCCATGAGTTCGCATAAGAGGTCTGCCTGCGATCTCATCATCTCAACTTCCTGTTTTCCGTCATTGCTGATATTATTATACCAGTTGTCATAAATCTTAGACATCTTGTTTACAAGGTTTTCATGCTGCCCGACAAGATTCCTCCCTGCCTTATAGAAGTGGTTCAATGCCTCAAGCCTTGCCCTGAGCATCTTTAGCTTCTCCTGCCCGACTGCTTTCTGCTTATCGTCTTTCCATTGATAATTTGCATCGGAGCAAATCCTTTCAGCATCAAAGACCTGCTTTTCCAATTTGTCAAGCTCTTCGGATTTGTACCATTCAAGGAGCTTACTGAAGACATAATCATTTACGTTACTCATATATATACATTATTTGTGATTCCTCAATGCCATAATCGGACTTCTCCTCTGTTGATCCACATTACCTTATATCTCTGTGGCTTTCCTGAATTTATAGAAACATCCACTTCCTGCAAAAGTTTGATCTTTATTTTACTCTTCATAGCATCTCCATTAGTTTTTCTTCAAGCCATTTAACATAATCAAGATCCGGAAACTCCATCCATTTGGATTCCCCATCTCTTCCTATCATATCAAGAAAGCTATCATCTAAATCATTGCCGTCAAGAATCACATCTCCCATCCTTCCAACTCTGACATAACAGGAAATCTCAATTGGAACTTGAGATGTTTCAGCCTTATATTTCATCCGCAATTCTACTTTACTCTTCATAGATATACATTATTCGTTGTTCCTCAATACCAAAATACTCCTCACCGTCAATGGTGACAATGCTCGCAGCCTTTCGGTTGAACTGAACCCTCATGCCCGTTTTTACCTCATTACAAGCATCCCCTGCCTTTATTATCGTTCCGGTAAGGGGCAACATCTCTTTTGATGTCTCAGGCACCAAAACGCTTCCTTTTGCCTCTGGGAGCTTATCAAGCCTGATTAAAACTGAATTGCCTAATATTTCCATAAATTAAAAATTAAAATGGAAGGTCTGAATTATCTTCTTTCCCGTTAAATGTATCATCGTCATCATCTTTGGCGGCAGGATTCAGCTTGCCTACGACAGGGGCATTCTTCTTCTTTTCCTCCCACACATAAAACCTCCCCCCCTTGGCGGAATCCATCTTCAGCTTCGTCTTATCCATCTTTCCCTCCTCCTCAAACCGTATCTTCTCCGTCCTGAGTATCGTAGGCACATCTGAATCAACATAGTATTTATCATCCTCATCGGCATCATCAGGTATCTCATCATTGGGCTTCTTCCTGTTCATATAACGGTGAAGTATTATCCCCGTATCCGGCTTCTCCTTCCATGCCGAGCTCCCCTTGATGTCATAAAGGCATGGCATCCTGTAATTAATCCCCACCTTCTCAATCTTTGTCGGATGGGCAATGATTATTCCATGGACATCGTAAGCATCGTTGAAATTAATAAGATAATCCAATTGTCTGCTTATAAAGGTGCTCTCCGTCATGTTCCTTGGCTGTTCATGCTCGATCTTGTTCCACGCATCAATGACATAACCAAAGATATTCTCTGTCTTCTTCAGGTATTTGAGGTATTCCAAGATAGACTCCATGGTATTCACCTTATCGCTCTTTATCTTGCCGTTCCAGCTCTCAAAGTTCTTGCTGTTAGGCGATATTATAAAGAAATGCTTCTCTATGTATCTCATGGTCTTATCCCGAAGCTCCTTGCTCATCGAGTTCTTCCATCCCTCCCTGTAGAACTGTCCTGTCCATACCTCCGCTATTTTGGCAAACTCCCTTGCTTCAGGCACGTTCTCCGGTGTGAATAATGCAAATTTAAGGTTCAGCTTCTCATTATGCCTTATAAGTTCGCATATATACCAACGTATAAACGTTGACTTACCGGCACTTGGTAGCCCCGTAATTACAGTAAGATGCTTTGGTTTAAGAGTAAACAGTCTGTCCACTTCCGGAATGCCTATGCCAAGCCCCGGTGTGAAACCGTTCTTCACTATCATCTCCAACTCTTCCCTGCACATGGAAGGCTTTATTATTCCTCCTACGGGGAATGACGAAAGGTTCTGATAGCAGTCATCCACTCCTTCCTGATTAAGAGCCTTGAGTCCTTTCTTTTTATCCCCCGCCCATACCTCGTTGATGTCCTTATAACCTACGGGATATTGTATGTACTTGCATCTCTCCTTGCCGATAATAAGCGCCAGATGATTTTTGAGTTTGATACCTGGCGCATCATTATCGGTGGAAAACACATGTAAATCCGCATCTGCAATCTTGCTCTTTGTATAAGGATCATTGATATAATCAAACTCATGGTCAAAGTTCTTCGCATCGGGATTGGGAGCCCCTGATGGAACACTCAGTACATTCTTATATCCTGCCTGAATCCATGTCAATCTATCCACATGACCCTCTGTCCAGATGATTATCTTCTTCTCATCAGGAGGGAAATTAAGGTCTTCCAATCCCCATGGTAGCGTCCTTGATCCATCTTCTTTCTTTATGTTCCACCATTTAGGAGAGTCCTGACCTGCCTTCCACCTTATATCAAGGAATTTGGCATCTACAAGCGTATAGCCTATGTATGTAGGGAATCCAAGGATTGGCTTTGACCCTTCTGCCGACCTCCTTGAAAATTCGTAAACCTTATGCTTTAAGGGTATTTTAATGTCTATTCCCCGCGACTGCCAATACTCCCTGACTTCTTTGGAATAGGTATCTGCGATCTGCTTTGGCATCTTGGACTTCTCCTGAACCTTTGCATACTGCTCCATATCTTCAAGATTGCCACTCCATCCGCAATGGACATGGTGACACTTAAACCACCTATTCCCCGGCTCATCATTAACTGTTAAACATGGAGAATTTTTATGATGTTGGCGGGTATTATTGCAGTGAGGGCAAATAACCGAATAACGGGTTCTGCCAGAAACAGGAGTAAATTTTATTCCAAGTTCGCTAAATGTTGTTGCCACTTAATATACTTTTGGTAGATATATTATTAACCATTTGCCAATAAGAATAGATTTTGAATATCCATTTCTTTCACTTAAAGGAAGTTCATACTTTGTGATATTCCTGATCATCAATCCCCTTCCGAATATTCTGAACCACATTAATCCCCTTTCACAATAAAAACAAAATATCCTTCTGATTTTACTCATAGCTTCACATATCTTTCTGACTTATCGTTTCTTACGATGAATTTAGGTCCAGTTCCATCGGAACTTGGATGCGGATAACAGAAATCCAGCTTTAATCCGAATCTGTTAGCCGTGAATGTAGGACGCACCATATTATTAATGGTGGATACCTTCAGCCCTGAAATATCGCAGAACTGATCTATCGTCCACACATTATAACGCATCAGAAGCCTCACCTGTGACTCTTCCGTATAAGGGCATTTGCAATCCTTTGTCTCCTCTTTGAGCCTAGCAAACAGCTTCTTTATGAGCTCTGGGTCTGTCTTTACAAAGACTACCTCTATATTAAGTGCTTTGCATTCTTCTTCCATGACAAATAAAATTATGCTACAAATTTATATAATATAATAATATCAAACAAATATTTTAGGATATTTTTTATTGTTTTGTTGAAAAATATGTAAAAAAGTGCAGTAGCCCCTTATTTTTAAGGGTTCTCTGATTCGGCTTTTTTATTACGGAACGTAGCACTTGCTATATTGGTTGCCTGTTCCTCGGCTTGTCGTGCCATTTCCTTGAGCAGATTTGTTTCTTTGGGTTCTTCATCGGTAAGAGTCATGCCTCTCTGCCATGTCTGTTTCTTGGCTTTCTCAAATGCCTCTTTTGTGAGCCCTCCAGGGACAAATCCCTTTAACATATTGAGATAGTTCGTCCAATAGATGTTGGCATAGCGTTCCTTATCCTCTGCGGTCAGTGGCTTCTGTAAGTAATAATCGGGCACTTTCGGGGCTTTGAGAACTTGGTTGTTCTTTAATAGCATATATTCTTCCGGATATTTCTTTTGGAACTCCACACCATTAAGCACATTAAACCTCCTTGTCATGCCCTCTCTCATCTTTGTACCATTCTCTTTTATGAAAGGGTCATCGGGATTCCACTTGCTATACATCATCGTAAGGCTGTCTATCTCTTGATTTACGGGTATCATCTCTTTAAGCGAGTGATTTATCTCACTTGCCCTTACCCTGTCTGCAGCCTTCTCTATTCGTGTCAGGGCATCACCTGTGGCACCGTTTTCTATTGCTCTTTGAACTGTCCTGTTATAATCTCCCTCGGCATCACCCATGCTTTTTGCAAGATCGGCATATTCGCCTACGGTATATTCAAGCTGTCTCTCCATGTGAGCCTTTAACTCCGGATCATTAAACTGCTGTACTTTGATGACATTATTAAGGAGTGACTGTATTATAGTCCTCTTCCTGCCGTAATAATCAAGTTTCCCCGTCATCGCATCGTAAATATCCTCTCCTGACCGGAAGAAAGGCACCTGACTCCTTGCCGCATAATGAAGGACATTTATAATTCTACTCCATGTACTTGGATTAGGGTCTCGCCATTTATTTGATGTTGGATTTGATATTGACTGATTGCGGAAGTCCCTGTCTGCAAGAACCGCTGATCCTACAAATCCCCATGTAGCATCACCAAATACTGCGGTTGGAAACAGTTTACTTTTATCTTTCTTTTGAAACTGAAAGGGCAGGAATTTGCTTAAATCGGATAGTGTAGCACTATTATCCTCGCCTACATAGTTATACATAGGGCTCAGGTATCTTGCGGCATTTACCTCCGATTTACCCACCTTGAAACTTAATGGTATGGATAGTCCAAATGGAAGGCTTATCTGCGGAGTGCCTTTCCTGTGCTCCCTCTCTTTCTTTTGTTCCGGTGTCTCCCCTGACATATAGCTGAATGTAGCCCCTATGGCGCTTATAAGGGCGAGATTGCCTATCGTGGTAAGCGGGTTCATTGTTATGCCATTGAGCATTATCCTCTGCATGTCTGCCTGGAACTTGACGAATGTGGGGCCTATAAGTGGAGTCTTTGATGCCACGTCCCATAGCTTACCTATGTGTGCATAGTTACGGAACGAGTCATAAACCCTCCTCACAGCCTGATCATGTGTCAATCCCTGCTTCCTGCAAATCAAATAAGCCGCTCCCTTGACATTATTCTCCACATCAATATAATTCTGCCCTGCGAGCTTCTGTCCCCTGTTAAACAGCGTCCTTGCCTTGTCTATGAGGGTCTGATCACCCGTGAGGGTCTGATACATACTTGTCTTCTTTGCAAAGTCCGGTATCTTCTCCCCTGTCACTCCCGACTCCAATAACACTCCGGATTTCTCCACTGCCTTATACAGAGCCGTCCTGTTCTTTGCTTCTTTCTTCCAGTTCTCTTTCTCTACAAGTATCTCCAAGGGATTAAAGCCATTGATGGCACCAAAGAAATGCGATCCTGTATAGTTGCCTGTCTGGACAAAAGGATTAAGGCTTGTCCTCCATGCCCTGTAAAACTGATTAAACTTCTGCCTGTTATATACCTTAAAGGCATCGTACCACGTGTTTGCTGCGGTATTGGCAAAATGAAATCCTGTGAAGTCCTCCACTATGCTATGAAGGACTGCCTTATTTCTAAATGGACCCCATTTTCGGAAGTTGCCAAGTAAATCAAATCCTTTCGGCACATCTTCTCCCGGCTTCAGAGTCCTGACAAAATTAGGATGATTGTCAACTATGGAGTTCATATATTTTATACGAGCATCATTCTGAATAGTCTGTCTTACCCTTAATGCCGTAAGATAGGCAGGATCTTTTATTGCATGTTCCTGCATAGCCTCATTGACCTCCTGACGAGCCTTGTATATCCCTGTGATGATACCATTATCGCCAGTCTGTGTCAATGCCCTCATCTCTGCCGTAAGCCTATCTTCATCTTCCTGCAGGTGGGTGTCATATTCCCTTCCGAGATACTGGACTTCTCCGGTATTAGGGTCTTTGAACTTCATATAGGTCTTCGCATCAATAAATCCATTGGCGAAGGTCGTCTCATGCACCCATGTGTTCCAGTCCCTCACTGCCCAATAGAGGTTCTTCTCGGAGTTAGATAGATCGCCATATTTCTTTGGCTTTGTGGATAACTCGGGGTCAAGGACATCAAAGACATTCTCCAATGATTCCTCACTTCCTCCCACTATATCCCTGAGGTTATTCATAAGCCACTGGCTCTCATTACGGGCAAATATACCCGATGTACCTCTCATCTCCAATTCCCCCACCTGTACTTTCTTTCCCGACTCATCCGTACCAAAGGTGTCTTTCTGCGTCCTTGCAAGTCCCCTGTATGCCATCTCTGCGAACTTAGCAAGATTCCTTATTGCATTATTCTGCGATTCGAGTCCTGCCTGAAGCCTGTTTGCAATGGCATCACTTACTTTATCCCTCAATGGAGCAAAGAGATGCTTCCATAAGACTGTATTGCCCTTGCTTATCACATCAGGAGGCAATATCCGCATCTGTAGCTTATCATCCTCGTCTTTAAGATTCTTATCCGACTCATCGGCATTGGAGTTGAATTTCTTGCTTACATTCCTTGCATTGGTATCGGCTTTCCTTCTGAGGTCATCTTCCCAATTCCTGACTTTCTCAAGTAACTGTTTATGCTCATCAGGTGTGAGTTTCTTATCTATGAAGTCCTGCTGGACATCATCAATGTCTGTGTAATACTTGCCATTGAACTCCACTCCCTGATCTGCTATAGGCTTCTCTGCTGGTTTTTCTTCTGGGAATAGGTTCTGTTGCTTTTTGACTTCCCCTATCTTAGAATCTCTTTCCTTGGTTAAATCAGCAATCTCCTTGGTTAATTGTGCCGCCCTCTCATCAAACTTCTTCCCCACCGCATCAATGGTTTCAGGAGTTACCTTAAATCCCTGTTCTCCCGGCTTAATAAGATCACTTGGTTTAGCATTAGGGTCTCCGAATATCTGATTCCTGCTATCAGCCTCAAGTTTGGCTTTTTTCTTCTGGTCGGGAATCTTGTCAAGTTCCTCCTGCCTTCCCTTTATCTGATTGTTATAATATTCATATATTACTGCTACTTTTTTTTGTTGTTCTTTTGTGTATTTGGGCTTTTTTGGAGGTTTTTCAGCACCTTCTGTTTCAGCTCCTCCTTCTCCTTTAGGAGTGCCTGCAGGTATGTTATCTTCTGGCTTCTTGCCTTCTGTATCAGTTGGTTTTGGAATCTCTGTTTCATCCTTCTCTGTTTTAGGTTTTTCTTCTGTCTTAGGCGGTTCTTCTTCTCCAAGGCTATTCCCATGCTTGCCGTCTCTCATAGTGCCATCAGGGAACATCGTGGCTTCTTTCTCCGGCCCATCGGCTGTCTCCTTATAAGTAAAATGGAATCCTTCATCGGTGACATCAATACTTAATACATCCCCTCCATTTGGCTTTAACTGTTCATCATAGAATCTCCTGAGAGGTATCTCCATCTTATTGGACTGTTCATGTGCCGATCCCTGTGCGGATGAATAGAGAAGTCCTTTCTTCTCGACTTTATATTCCTCCCATATCTCATGTGCGGCGACAAACTTCTTATATTCATCGTCCACGTTATTTGCTACATGAATATCTCCATGAGGATTCCATTCAGGATAGACGGCGCTATTGCCTCCTTCCGTCCAGTTGGAATAGAAATGAGTCTTCATGTAACTGTCATCAACGCCAATGACATTACGCCCATTTTGATTCCATAAGGGTGTATCGGGGATATTATCAATATCTTCTGATGTAAACTCCTGATCGGCTATACCGAACCGTATCTTTACGCTTTCAGGAGTGTCTTTGTCTCCTTTGTCCCAGAGTCTTGCGCTTGGCTTTTCTGCTGCTCCTGATACTTCTTCTTTCGGCTTTTCTTTTTCTTGTGGTTTTGTCTTAAATGAATCCACCATCTTATCTCTTGCTTCAATCACCGCATTCTCATCACTACCTGCTTTGACTGCAAAAGAAGCATCCTTGCCATCTACTTTGACATTATACATATCAAGGGCATCACTGCCATCCGGCTCATTCCCCTCCTGCTTACCTACATATTCAATGTTATTCTTTTTGGCTATTTCTTCTGGAGACTGTTCTGTTTTTGGGATTTCAGTTTTGGCCTTAGGCTCTTTTGTTGTCTTGGGTTCTATCTTGCTTACATCAGCCTTGAACTTGCCCCATTCGGGATGAGCCTCTGCAGCATTGGCTACCTGATCACTCAGTCTTTTATTCTTGCCCGTACTTGCCTTGATGAGATTTTCTTGGAAGGTCTTCTTGTCCCAGTCCTCCCATTCTTCCTTCGGAGGCGTCTCAGCCTTCTCTTTCTCGGCCTTGGCTTTCTCCTCGGCTTCCTTTGCTTCTTTTGCCTTTTGAGCCTCTTTCTCTGCGTCCTCGGCAATCTTATTCAAATCCCTCTCTTTATTTTCAGGTTTCAGCTCATTATAGTCATCCACAGACTTTGAGAATATCTTCTCTGCATTCTTTTTCTCCTCATTGATCTTATTCTCCAATCCTGCCACCTTAGCTTCTTTCTCCGTAGGATTTAAGGATTCATCGTTTTTAGCGTCATTAAGCTCGTTTTGCATACGGTCAATGTTCTCCACCACCGGAGCTGCCTCCTTTCGCCTGGGGTCGTTTTCCTTGATTGTAGTGCGGAATTTATCAGTCCATATCTTCTTTTCTCTTGCAGATAATACAGGACTGTCGTTTATGCTCTTTAAGAAGGCATCGGGGTTTCTTAAAACAGACTGAGTGACAAAATTTATGTTAATGGCGTTGTCCACCACATTCTTTTGTGCTATGAGCTGTGATTTTTTATCAGGGTCTTTCTCATTCTGAATATCCATAAACAGCTTCATGGACTCTTCTCTTGCCTTCACAGGGTCAATATTCATTGAGTTGACCAGCCGGATATTATTATCCGTGGCGGTCATATAACTGAGCATAGCCCTTTTTGTGAGAACATCCTTGACGGCTTCTGGCGTATCGAGCATCCCAAAAGTAAATCCCTGCATCATCCCTTGGGCAAAACTGCCTCCTTGTGCCTTTTCCAATCCCCCAAAGCCAAGTGAGTTTGCCAATAGCTTTACTCCATGTGTTGTCCATACTCCGGCACCCATGTCCTTTGCAAGTTGTCCTGCCTCACCGGATAATATGCCAAGACTATTAAATAATAATCCTTGCTCTACTTGTGCCCCACTCTGACCGACAATCTCTTTTACAGGCTTACCTTCTTTCATCCCTTCCGCATAACTTTTTAATCCAAGGTATGCAGGGAATTTAAGCATATTCTCCAATCCGTATTTAACCAATAAAGGAGCTTTTGCCTCAGGGAAGAGACTCATGGAGAATAAATCCGGAAGGAACTCACCCGTGGCTTCCAATGACTTCCCAAACTCATCATGCGGTGTCTCTCCTGTCTTTTCGGCTAATGTCTTATCCAAGAAGTCGGCAGTCCTTTCATATCCCTCTTTCATCAGGCTTGCAGTATTGCCTCCATATAAACCATTATCAATAGATTCTGCAACTGCCCTTGAGTATTTCTTTAAGGTAGTATCGCCCGTTATCGCTGCTTGTGCCTTGACTCCCAATTCAAGGCTCTCAACCTTTAATTCTTTCGGATAATCAACTGCCAGATAGCCTATGTCCCTTACAAGGTTTGCAACACCCTTATAAACGCCTTTTGAGACGGCTCCTATATAAGATTCTTCCGGTTGTGGATGAGTGACTGGTATCTTATCTTCCTGCGGTATATTTATACCCGTAGTGGATACGGGCATATCCTCTCCCTTATATTGTTTGTTTTCAATATCCTTTAATGACGGCTCTCCCTTGGGTGCCATACCCTCGGGTAAATCAAGCCCTAATGTCTTTGCGTTATTGTCTTTATGAGGATTCCGACCTATCTGATCTTCCGGAATAGTGCCACTAACTTTTGATAAAACCTTTGAAAAGGCTTCTGATGTAGGCAAGCCATAATCGGTAGCATCTTTTTTTTTTAATCCGAGAGTATGGGAGAAGCTCTCATAGGTATCGGGAGTATCAAATTTATTCGCCTTGAGATAGTCGTAATACTTATGAGCATTCCCCTCATCAGATAATGTCTTTTGAAACGATTCAAAGTTATCCGGCACATCAGCCTTTGCTGACTTCAGATAGTCGTAATACTTCTGAAGATTAGTATTGTCGCTTGTTACTGCCATTTTATTCCGCTTTTAACTGTTTTTGTTTCTTTCCCCATAATAGTTTCCAATGTCGTCTGCTTGCCATCATCACCTATTATCGGGACATTTTCAATACCCTTGTCAGCAAGTTTGTCTTGCGGGATAATAAATGTTTCTTTGTCCATAATTTCTGATCCCAATGCTGGACTCTTTGCCCTAAATACAAATGCCTTCTCATTTGGGAGATAATTAATGAGTTCACAAGGAGTGTTATTGCCATTATAGACATCCCTCTCTTGATCTCCTATTACACCCTTGGTTATCCCCATATCTTGAAGATTGACATTAATGGTTGATTTAGGATTGAAGTCATAATGCTCATTATAAGTCTTGCCTCCATAAACAATGGGTTTATCTGATTTCTGGCCGGGAGCATCGAGTTTTAAATTACTTCCCCCCACGTTTATTGATATTCCTCCCTTGCTTGACGGCTTCTGAATGTATTCCTGTTTGTATTTTGGATTATATAAAGAATAAAGGTATTCATCATCAGTCATCTTAATTCCATCAGTATCCGGCTGGTCATCGGGATCACTTTGCCTTATTACCTTTATACCTTCTTTCTGCGCAGGAGTCATCGTCCTATATATATTCCTGAACTCCTTTTTATTCTTTTCCACTATATCGGGAGTCACTTCCCCTGATGTCATTGTATATTCTTTATCTCCCGTTTTTGGATTAATCGTTTCTACTTGCTTTCTTGGAGGCGGTGTAATCCTATCTTTATTCTGCTCAATAATCTTATTATAATCTGCAGGAATTGGATTATATACTATCGCATTCTGTAATAGATTTTTCCTATCCTCAATGCTATGACCCTCGAGAGCCTCTGCAAGTTTCTTCTGTGTCTCATCCCAATTCACTTTCCTTTCACTTGGCGGTAACGCATCTTCCTGTTCGTGTAATTGCTGAATCTTGTCATATACTCCTTTTTGTACTTCCCATTGATCAGCCAGATTTTTTGTCTGAGCATGGTAGTCATTGAGGTATTTGAATAGTGTCACTTCGGCATCGTTCTTTGGATTGCTCAGGTTCATTCCTTTCTTCATAGCCTCCATAGCAACTTTATAGGCGGTGTTATTCCTTTCCTGAAGCTCCTGAAACCCTTTCTGATCCTCCCATCCCTTTAAATTGGTTACGAGGTTAGACAGGTATTCTTTATTACCCGCCTCTTTTTGTTCATAGAGAGCCTTCTGGACAGCGAACTGTTTATCTTTGAGTCCCTGAACAAACTCTACAGGATTGAACTCGTCTTTTAAGACGGGCGCTCCCTGAAATAATCCTGATTGTGCTGCCATGATATTATTTATTTATGCCACCTTCGTATGATTGAAAACTATATCCTGTTGGTGAAGATATTCCACTCCCACTTCCAATTCCAATCCCGTTTCCGCCTCCCTGCCCTGACTTGCCCATTAATGTTTGGAGCCATCCCATCACATCATTCATGGTGAAATTCCCCTTGCCTCCTCCATATACTCCTCCTTTGGCAAGTGCCGAGTAAAAATCGGGAGCTGCGGCTGCTGCCCCTGCCCCTGATACTCCACTGAACATATTCTGCTGTCCCGATGCGCTTAACTTTTGTGCCTGATCCCTTGCCATGAGATACATATTCTTCTGCCAGTCCTGTTGCCTGTCCTGCGCCTGACCAAGCGTATTCTCTGCGCTGAAGTACCTGTTTGCCCCTTCCGCATTATAACTTAAATCGTTTTGTGCGAGTTTGGCTTGTTCCTGCTGTCCTGATGCAATAGCCCTGCTTATTACTCCAAGCCCTTCCGAACCAGAACTCATCTGTGATGCAGCCTGTAACCCCGCTGCCGTTGCTCCTCCTATCTGATTACGTGAGATTTGGCTTCCAGGTGCCTGTGGTGCGTTCATCTGACCCTGTGCCGTAGCTGCTGCCGTCTGATATGCGGGAGAGATGGCATTGGATGGTTGCGGTGTATTCCGGGCAATCTCATTACCTTGTCCTATCATACCTGCTCCCATAATAGTCTTGGCTAAAGAGGGGATTAGTGTTAATATTAATGCTAATGGATTCATGGCTTTATATTTTAAACATTTCTTTCTGATGGTGTTGAAAAGATGACTACCGAATCAATCCTTACCTTATCCGTATGTTCCTCGGTATGGAACTTGAGATAACAATACCTTCCTCTCATGTCCCTACCGTTTAACTTGGCATCAAAGACACTTGAGAAGACTCCCGGGGTGTTAATGTCTTTCATTATCTGTCCGAAATAAACTCCCTCCCTCTGCTCAAAGACAGGTATATTTGTCTGCATGAGCTGATGGCTCTCTGCCACCTGTTGAGGTATATAGACATATTCATCAAGGCTCTCCAATAGATGATCCGTAAATAATCCTACTGCGTTAAATACCTTATTCTTCTGCGGTTCTATATTAGATACCACTTCCAGTTCGGCATCTGTCGGTATGCCTGACCATGATAAGTAATCCTGTCCTTCGTCACTATTCATAACCCATAATGTCTGATGATATAAATGTGCGAAGAAATTTCCTAAATGAACATAGCTTTCCGTTATTTGATCTATCTCGGAGACAAACCTGCCCGTGGCTTCGCTGAATATTATCCCCTTGACATTCCCATTCATATTGAATGTGATCCATACCTCTTCATGCTCATTGTTTATCCCTATGCGCACCTGAAGAATGCTTGCCCCTCCCGATGATCTTATCCATATAAGGAGGTCTTTGAACCACCTCGACATCCTGTATTCCGGTCCTGATAATACTTTCTGACCATTGGGATCTGACCGTATAAGCATTCCTTCATTGCAGTCATAGTAATATAAGTTGCGGTTATTGGCTACTATGCTATCGGGATGCTGACAGCCATAGTTATCATCCATGGGACGCATCACCCCTAAAAACGCATCTGTAAGCGTAAATTGAGACGTTCCATCGGGATTAAAGGTCTGTACCCTGTTTACATAGATGCTCGTCTCCTTGTGCTCCTGAATGACTTTTAAGACATATCCTACCTCTCTCAATCCTGTTATTATCCCGTCTTTTTCCGGAAGGTCACGGAAATCCACATCAACAAAATGGGCAATATTATTAGTTGTGGTGCCGGTTAATAGGAATCCTCCGTTACGAATCCTCTCATCCAACTGAACCTGTTTTAATGTGAGGTCATATATGAAGGGGAACCCGCATGATGTCAGTTTGTTGTCAATGACCTGACCTACCCACCAGTCACTCGGGAATATGCTTTCTGCCCAGAATGGCTGAACACTGCCCGTATTAACACCTCCTGCAAAACTATAGTTAAGACGTGAGAACTTCCAGCAGTCATTGGCAGTATTATAGACTTGTGCGGGCGTTACTAATACCCCCGCAGCATTGAATACCTGATTTACATTTCCTGTATGATATAAGTTGCCATTACTGTCTGTGGCTATATCAAATACCATACCGCAACCATAAGCTATCACCTGTCCTAATCCTTTCTTTGGACGATAGAGTTCTACGATTACGTTCATGGGTGAAGGGAAATCCACTCCCGCTACATGTGCAGTAAAGATAATCGAATTGCCCGAATAAGTAAGGTCGATGCCAAGTGCTGATAATGCCGATATGTTCCCGGCAGTGGTGGCGAAGTTCTTTGCTGTCTGCGCCAATCCTGATGCATCCCATGTAACCGTTGCCTCATACGTCCCACAGCATATCGTTGCCGTTCCAGTTGTTCCTGTAAGTGTTAGCGTATCAACCCTTGCAGTAGGGGTGGCAGGATCATTGGGTGTTGTATGAACTACCGTTCCTGATAAGTCACCCGTAAGATTAGTTATTGCCGTTGTCCCGAGGTCGAGATCGTGCGGATGGCTCTTTGCCTGAAAGATAAGATAATCACCGGTTGTGACACTGCCGTCTTCCGTGCTTGTACCCTCCACTTCATAATCATAAAGGATGGAATATTTCGTAATTACACCTGTACCTGCATTTATCGTGCCAATAAGCCTTATCCTGTCCCCTAACTGCCATACATAAGCACCTGTCTGCCATCTGTTATTTTGAAGATACGTCCATGCAAAAGTATCATTGACATCAAGAGAATACCTATCCACACCATAATTAAGATGCCACACTCCGCTCTCCCTTATCTGCATGAAATAATCCATTGAGTTATTGCCAAAATAGACTATCTCGTATGTCTTTGCCCATGAAGGAGGCTGATGGCTTATACTGAATGTGAGATTGACAATAGAACTGAGAAGGATGCTTGCTCCATTAGGCTCAGTATAAAATGGTATATAGACCGCATCAAAAGGCATCACTGAACACTGTCTCCCTGACCGATCTTTATATACTATCCCGAAGCTATGCGATGATCCGCATTTAAGGTCGGGATATTTATTTGCAAAGCCATAGCGTAAATAATAGGCACTGTAAGTAAATCCCGAATAGACCGTATTGACATCTCCTGCCACCCATTTCGGTTCACATCCGTATTGTGCGTTTTCCGGGTACATCAAAATCTGATTTGGCACTGCCGTTGTTTGTAAGACAAAGCCATTTGTTGTCATACTGGCTATGAGTCCATTCTTTAAATCCAACCCCACATCCCCCGCCTTGACTTCATACGATGCTGTCCTGCTTGTGATTCCTTTGGATGGACATGCTATCGTCACATAATACCAATCATTTGCTATGGGATAATCAGGCAGTGTAAGTATTAAGAGTCCATAGACGGTTCTCTCTGTCGTATTTGATGATGGATTTGACCAATAATCAGTATGATCCATGAAAGGTATTATGGGAAGATTAGTCTGTCCCCCTGCCGCAGATACATCCTGATATGTTATTGCAGATGTTATATTGGGCTGTATGACATCCTCTCCTTCAGTTATCTGTCCAAACACAAGGGCATTGCCTCCCACTACCTCCATACGACCTGCCTTAATAGGTATATAGGTAAAGGGTTCAGCCATGATGTTCACATCCATGACTGCCGATACCTTGTCGTTATAGAAGGTACGAATAATGTCCGTGTTGTTTGGATATATCATATTAAGTTAAATAGATTATCCCAAGGGCATTCCACTGAATGAGGCTTGTGCCGTTATTCACTACCTGGTCTGTAAGGAAGTCAATGATTGCCCGTAGCTTATATGTTGACTGTCCTGTGCCTCCTGTAGTCGTATAAAAAGCCCCATAGCGATAGTCAATGCTCGAATTGGGGCCTATCGAGACATCTTGCGCATCGAGAAAATAGTTATTGCCATCGGCATTGGATGACAGACCGTTCATCAATATCCCTCCTGCCTTATAAGCGCCCGGAGTACCGCTATCGGTGATCTCATAAGCCACCACATCCGAGACATAATGTTGTGTTGCCGGATTAGGGGTGAATGAGTTATTAAGGAGCATGAGATACCATACTTCACCCGTCCACCCATCGGTGATCTCTTTCTTTACGTATTTCGGAATACAACTTAGATTTGCCATAATATTATTTTTTAAACTAAAGGTCCTACATAAACTATGATATAATCTCCGGAGGCAACTTGCCGTGACATCGTTACCGTCCTGCTATTTGAATACTGATTTAATAAGTCTGAAAGCGTTCCCGTCCCTGATGCTACTCCATTGGCATATATATAATAGGGCGTGCTGAATACTACCTTTGGACCGTAAAGAACATCATCAGGAGTGAATGTAACCGTTATGCTCGCTGATCCCATCGTGGCTACTCCCGAAGTATTGGAAACGGAAATCAAGTCAGGACTTCCTGCCTCTATGACAAGGGTGGGTGGTATGACCGGTGCTAACTGAGATACTGCTATATAAATGGTATCCCCCAACGAATCCTTCAAGACAACCGTCCCGCTTCTTAAAACCCCTGTATTTGCCGATGCGGGAGTAATCATAAGCGTCTGTGCGTTGTATATCGTATCCCCTGCCTTCATTGATCCATGGTAAGGCACATTGGATATTGTTATCCATGATGGGAATGACACAAGCGTTCCCTCTGTCGTGCCTCCTACTATCGTCAATACCGTCTCTGTCCCGCTATAAGAACTATCCGGCCACTGCATAGAATTGACACTTGCAGATATATAGGCATTTGTCACTCCTATTGATGGGAAGCTGAATGCGAATCCCGTATCTCCCGGGTTGACTATTGTGCCATTCTCCATATCCGGCTGTGGGAATGAGAAGCTGATTGTCAATACCGGAGCTATGATATTCTGAGATATGGCACCAGCATTCTCCTGTTCGCTGAACTTATCAATGGTGTCAATAAGAAACCATTTGGAGGGATCGCTACTGCTCCGTACCACCACCTCTATCTGCCTCACCTCCTCGCCTCCTGTATTAAGCGTTATCTCCAAGGCATTATTAAGCGATGTCATCTCATTGGCAAGCCCTGTAGCCACCTCTTCCTCGCCATTAGGCATGGCAAGTATGCTCGCAGGAGAGAACGTGCTTCTTCTCCAATCCATATAGACATACCTGTAGGCTATCTGAAAGAGCGTCTGCCTGAGGTTATTCACCTGTCGGTTGTTATCTGAGAAATACTGCACTACCGGAGGATGCTTGGGAGGCATGGCTTCAAAGTAGAAATTCTCAATATTCATCGAATAATAAGCGTCTTCTATCATGCAGAGTGGCGGTATGCCCCAATGCGTCCCGTCATCCGTCCGTGGTTCATATCCTACATTATTATAAACAAGGCTCTTATAGAAGTAATTGCCATTGGACACAATCTGTCCAAGGCTATAACTACTTGTCGCATTCCATTCCGTAGTATTCGGGAAAGCGCCATAGCCTATCTTATATGTAAACGAGTTCTTTGCCCTCTTAATATCCATCTGGTATATGGGGTTCACATTATCCGTCCATACAAGCCTCCCAAATACCACCTTCGGATTGTAAATCTTATGATTCGGGTCAAAGCCTATGTTATTATACTTGTCGTAATAGACTACCGACTGCACCCTGTTATCAACATTTATCTCAATGATCCAGGCAGAGCCGAAATAAGTATCAATATAAAAGACATATATGCACCGTGTAAGGGGATCAACACAGTTACCGCACAGAAGGACATTGGTTATATAAGATGGCTGTAATGGGTTGACGGTACCAATATCTTTAAGAAGCCGTACAGACAGACAGTCATTCTTTGGGGCAAAATCTATCGTTGCCTGTGCGGTGTTATATCCAAGAGATAATATCTTAGCTGAATTGCTCATATTATCAAATTAACACAAATCCGTGCCGCACTTGATGTCTCCCCTGCTTGCCCTATTATCGCTGTCGTATTTGCCGATCCGGTACCTACGGCTGTCCCTGTTGTTCCTATTGCGACATTTGTTATATTGCTCCATGCAGATGATACTGACTGGTCTGATGGTGCGCATTCAAGATACTGGTTGCCATTTTTATAGAATATATATCCTCCTGCTGGTCCAACATCCTGTAAGTCATAACTGAATATTGAGGTGAATGAATGTATTGCCCTTACATAAAACTGATAACTCTTGGTCTGTACACTCTGGGCTCCCGAACCGAAATTCTGATACCATGCTGAGATGGCTACAGATTCCGAAGAAGTCCAATATGTGTTTTGTGAAAAGTTTCCAAGCCCATTCAGATAAAGGACGGAATACATAAGAGCTAATTCATCTTTTGATGGCAGGTACCAATTATTAAAAGTGTTTTCATCTTTTAGCCAAAATAATCCATTTGCTCCAAGTAGTTCATATATTGTATCATATATCCCTCCCGGCAATGCCCTGAAGCCATAGTTGTCATCGGCTCCTGTATTAGGATCATTCCAGTGGTCATCGCCTACCTCTTTCAGATGTCCTCCGGCTATCATCTGTCCTCCAAGGAATGTCAATAGAATGTTAATCTCCGCCTCTGTAGGCACATGCCATCCCTCCGGACAGAAATCCACTGACATGATCTGATTCCATGAGTAAAGACCTCCGTATATAGCCCTGTTGTCTTCATCGTCATTATAGACTCTGCTCCCGGGATAAGCGTTATCCCAGTTCCTCTTCATCCACGTCTGAGATCCAATCGTCACTTCTTCCCAGCCCTCGTATAGGAATGCGCCACCGATAGCTGCACCGTAATATGTTATCTCTGCGCTTACATTTAACAAAACAGGGACTTCTCCCTGTAGCGTCTCAAGAACCCCTGCCCCATGTTGTTCACTGCTACTTGCGGTGCGCACATTTTTGGCAAAGGTAAACTCCCCCTCCTGAAGGAACTGAGGGTCTTGATCACTGTTTAGACCTAAAAATAATTTCTTTATATCTCTAAGAGTTGCCATATATTAACGTTTTGGCGACTGTCTGTAACTGCCCCAAAGAGCTCTTTTCAGTTCATCGGCTGTGAAACTGTTCTGAAATGCCCTTAGTTCTGCCACTGCCTCTTCGTGATCTTTCTTCCGTCTCTCAATCTCCGAATAAGCCATCTTAACCGCAGTCCTGCCGGTAAGGAACCCAAGCATATCACCCGAGATCATCTGCCACTCCACATACGTCCTGAGTGCAGGAACGGCTTCCCTTGGCACTAATGAACTACCATCAAGTTTTACGCCTGAACTCAGATACTCTAAAACTATACCTGTTCGCGGTATATGACCCGAGAACACTATCTGTCTCCTCTCCCTGTCTATGCGGTAATATGAACTATCAATACCTCCTGGTAAGCCAAATAATCCGCCCACGTACTGCCCATTTCTAAAGTGTGAACTGAAAAATATGGCATCCGGAATACCATGAAAATGGTCATTGTCCGCATTGCCCACTTCAAGTCCGGTGTCATCGTACGTCCGAGGTAGCAATAGATTATCATGCCTTGTTATCACCCGTAGCTTGCCGTTAATCGGAATGCCAATGCGGACATAATCTATAAAATCTGCAGGCAGAGGAACTGTTTTGGCAAGTGACATGTGCAAATATACGACCTGTAATCCCGCATCCATGTTATACATATTTAATTCAGTAAACCCCTCTAACGCTATCTGTGTCAATCGTTTATAATCTTTCATCGAGTAATTAGATAACCTATTTAATATGGACATAATTACGTAACGAATTGTCACAAATCCTTCGGTGTTGGGTAATGCATTTGACATTATGCTATTTTTTTAATTTGATTATTTATTTCTTTTTTTCTCATAATGCTCTGTTTCTGAGCAATACTTAATTTTCTTTTATGTTCATCAGAAAACGGCTTCCCTTTATGCACAAGGCTTAATTTCTTTTTTGTTTCAGAATTTGCCCTTTTTCCAAGATGTGATAATCTGTTTTTCAATTTTGATTCCGCAGAGTGTTTTCTGCCATACATGGGATTATTTGCGCCAGTAATGTCTCTTTTTATATGTTCTTTTATTATTTTTTCTTTTGGAAATGGATGTTCTCGGGCATATCTTAATCTCTTTGTTAAACTAATTTTCAATTTAGTTTCTTCTGAATGTCTATGGCCTAATAGATATTTATTCCCCTTAGACGCAAGGCCTATTTTACGTTTATGCTCTTCAGAAAATATTCGTCCTTTTAAGGAATCAGAAATGTTTTTTCTGGCTTCTGCGGATCTTGGCGATTGTTTTTTACCTTTAAGTGCTTGGCTGATTTTTATTTTAGTTTCCTCTGAAAGTTTACTGCCCAAGGTATTGCCTGCAATTTTACAGGTATTAAAATAAGGATTTAATCTATCAAGATAATATTGTTCCCTAGCGAGTAATCCAACTGGAAAGCATGGCTCGATAATAGAAAAAATCAAGTCATTTCTTCCGTATTTATTATAATGTCTTTGAAGTTTTTTAGAACAATGAACTCCCTTTTTTAAATTACAAAAATGCGTAGCCTTTCTTGTTTTTAAATCAATAGCACTCCCAATATAAATCCGTTCAGGATGCATAATGCTTTGAATTTTATATATACCCGATCTTTTCATTTTACGTTGTGGGTTCTGAATCAATAGTCGGATCAGGCTTTGGCTTATGCATCATAATGTCAATCACTCTCTGGACGATATTATCTTCCATTCCAGACGGCATAGCCACCTCATCGTAGTCTCCCATCTGTTCCATGGGTACAATCATAAGTACGTCCACAGACGTTATTTCATCCGGAGCCACTGGTAGCTTGTCAAATTTGAGTATATGGCTCGGCTCGCCATCCCCTGTGAATAGATTACTCTGTTCAAGCCTGTAAGTAGGAGTATCATCCATAGTATCCACTTCGAGCTCTGCAAACACCACATTGGCTCCTGACTCTATCGGTGCAAAGACATTGGTGTTATCCGCATTATTACACACCTGTCTTATACCATTGTCATCGGGTAATTGTACCGGAGTAAAAGGCAGGAATGCATAAGCCGATGTCCCTGACTGATTAAGAACATCAATGGTATATGTTCGGCTCCATGCATCAAGCTGGCTGAAGTCACTCTCCCTCTTCCCCCTCTCCCATGTCTCATAGATTATCTGGCGGAATACGTTTCGCAGATGACCAATGATGACCCCGGGATGATAAACGGCCTTCTGATCCCCTACAATGTCATTTGCAAAGAAGTCCTGAACCAGGTCTACTATCTCTATCACCTTCATAATCAGATGGTTAAATAATTATTTTATCTCTTTCTTTTATGTACTCTCTCGGGTAACTTTTTCCCTTTGCTTGCCCGGTCAAATTCCCTGACCGTCTTATGTGAAATCCTGCCTTGACTTTCAAGGACATGAAATTTTTTTCTCTGAGCTTCTGATTTATATGGCATTTTTAGCCCTCCTTTAATTTAGTTTCTGCATACTGAACTATTTCCTGTTCTCTCAAGTTGACCCCACAGTAACTCAGCAACATCCGGACTAATACTATGTGTTCATCAGCCGGAGCTTCGCATTCTACTGAGTTCACGGCATCGTAAGTGATATAACCATCGCCTACGATATATTTGAATACAGGGTCTTTGGGATACCTGAAGTAAGCCATATCCACCTGTGTTATGGGATACGGCACTACATCAGATACCGTATTTGGAAAGATATAGATCCCATCTGACCGAAGAACGGCAACTGGCATTCTTGTCACGGGACGCTTGGTGTAGTTCCCCTGCCTGCTTGCCAACTGCGACTCTGTGAGTACCTCCAATCCCTTAGGTAATACTGTGGGTATCTTATTTATGTTTATGGTGAAGTTATTTATTATCTCTCCGCGATGACAGTAGTCTGTAGGATAGGGTATCTTTCCATTGACTACCGGCACATTTGTCAGATAGACCTTGAATGCCTTGAGGTCATCCATGTTCTTCAGGGTTATCTCTGCATACTCTTTGGGTATGGGTCTCCCGGGTTGGTATTCCTCGGGAAGCCCATATTTATTCCTGAACCAGTCAAGATGCACCACCTTGATAAGCGATGCAAACCTGTCGGGTGTTATGACATTTCCGGAAAAATCCTTGTTTGTTACGTAGTTTACAAGGTCCCACATTTCCCAAAGGCTCACTATCTGTCCTCCTGATTAGAAGTTATATTTTAAATTAATGCCAAGTCCAAGTGGAAAATAATTGGAGTTCCATAATCCCGGCATAAAATTTAAACTGAATTGCGGACTAAAGCCCAATACATTATACAGAGCTACTCCAAGCAATATATCCAGTTTATTATCGTCAGGGACTACGGGTGTGCTTGTCGTAGGAAACCCTACTTGTAAGTTTAGGGATAGATATTCCACCGGATTACTGGCAGTTACTTTATAAAAGTTCCCACTTACGCCAACCCCTACCTTAGTGAATGCATAGGCTTCAAAGGCTTTTGTGGTTTTATTATAAAGCAATACATCGCCATCGGTACTCATAGAACCCCTTATTAGAAATATCTGATAAGTAGAGTCCTGTGAAGCTTTCAACTTTCCTGCATAGAGTTGATTATGCTGAAGAATCTTTGGATTGTTTTTTACCGGCAGAAGAAATCCACTCCATGCACTCTGTGCCTGGCAGATTACTGCCATAATCAAAAAAGCAAATAACAATAATAGTTTTTTCATCCTTTTGGTTCTTTTGTTAATAACTGATCCTGTGAATTTGTGAGGACGTTTTTGATAAGATAACCGAGCAATGCTACTACGCCCGTAATGAGAATTGGCTTTATTGTAGGCCACGTCAGACTACCACCCGTCTGTATCAACTGATAAATGCCAGTTAATACTGCGGAAAAAAAAGCTACGACTAAACCCTTAATCGCATCTTTCGCATTTAATGATAAGAATTTTGACATCTTTTATAGTTTATTTGGTGATATAAGCAAGTTCATCAAGTAATTCCGGTGTCATAAGTTCGGGAGGAATGATTGCATAAGCCTCATCCCATGTCTCATCAACCCAATCCCAAGTACCTTTTTGCTCTGCAGCCCATGTGAGGTTATTAACTGTTTGCGGGTCATAACCGGTGGTAAACATTGCATGACCTTCATTCAGAAGTGTGCCGGGAGTCCAAACGGTATGGTTATTATTAAAATCGGTAATGGCATTCGCCTGTACCTGAAATCCCATATACACACCACCAAAGAACTGTATGGCCTGCATGATATGAGTGTGATTCTTTGGGTCGAGTTCACCAAAAGCAATAATCTTCTCTCCAAGATATGAATGTTTTCTCCATTTAGTCAGGAGGTCAAGCTCATTATATCCCCTATCACGATAACATGTGAGCCTGTTATAAAGAGAAATGACATCTTTTGACGATGGAACCACTATGCCTCCCGGCGAGCTTATCGCATGATATACTGTTATCCCGTGAGCTATGCCAGCACATGTACAGTCCCCCTTTGTGTCATTGCCATCCATGGGAAACAAAACGCTTGCATCCGTAGTGCCAGCTCTTGTATAGACTTTTGTAAGGTTATCAAATGAAGGATCGGGTGCCGGTAGTGCCGACATATACTTCGCAAGTTTTATTGTCTTAAACTTGGTTTTCTTTGGATGTTTACCAAAACAACATTTCTGTGCTTCCATGTTATTTATGAATTAAATATAAATACTTTTCCATTGCCTGCATCCCGGATATCAAGGTGGCACCAATCCACTCCTGCTTCAAGTCTTATAGGATAAGGCAATATATACTGATTTGTTATGATCCACTGTCTTGTCTCTTCTGCCAACATGCCAGCTGCATCGAAATCAAATGCCTGGCCAAATGCATGAGGATCCATAAATAATACTTTATCTTGAAAAGTTTGTTGCGATAAAGCACATAACGGACATCGCAACCCACGCTGGGAGAACTGACCATTTATATTCCAGTTATTGATTATGACACTCCGATTGAGCTTTCCCCTGATGATATCTATTGTCTGAAGCAGCCGGGGATCAAAGAACTGCCAGGCTGTATCTCCATATTTATTAAATACCTCTTCACAAACAAGCTCTTCTAATTGAAAATAAGCGGGTTTCTGTATCATTTCTTTACAGTACTATGTTTTCTTAATGAATCAATCGGTTCTGCCACCACCGAATCAAATGGTACAAACATTATCTTGTACCCCGGTGGTATAGGTATCATCTCTCCCCTGCTATCCGTCACAACAGGACTCCCAAGATTCTTAACTCCATTATGAACATCCTGCGTTGTCTTGTGATTCCATACTGCCAATCCTATCACAATGAAAAAGCCTATAATAGTAAGTATCACATACCATTTGTTCTGTTTGCGTGATGCCGCAAGGTTCTTTGCTATCGTATCCCTCGATTCTCTGTCTTTTCTTTCTCTCTCAACTGCCTCATCACTAACGAGTGCTTCTTTCAATTTTTCAATGGTTTCAGTCTGTGAACATTTTGCAATGGTATGCGGGAGATTATCAGAAATTAATTGTTCATGTTTGGATACGGAACCATTCAATCTTTTGAGATGATCTTTTATTCCTTCAAGATTGGCATTAATAAGATCTTCACGGGCTATCGTGGCAGCTTCCCAACCGGATAAAACCCCGTGAATCATCTCCCTTACTTCGCTTCGTTCCTGTGCATCCATTTATTTTGTTGTTATCAAAAGATTCCGAGAACAATTAAAATCTTTTTCATTGTATCAAATTTTAAGTTTATATTAAGTTGTACTGTCAATTATCAGCCCTTTTGCAACAAGCGCAGCGATAAGACTTGTCAGAGCTGCATTCGATGCTTTTGATCCTGTCACGGTAAATGAAGTATTGGCGAGGAACGCTATCGGTATGCATTGGAGTTTTGTACCTCCATTTTTAGTGAAGGCAGCATTATCAAGGACAGAGCCGTGATTGAAGAAAAAGTTTATAGTTCCCCGCCCGTAATTATTTGTATCCACAACTCCGTAGGCAAAATCATACCATAGATTCTGTGTGAAGTTTTCAACATTCAGGCACAAGGCATTTACTGTGCTTAACCCTCCTGAAAATGTTATCTGGTTTTGGCAATAGTTACAACCGGCTTTAATGATTGTTGCCACCAGTAAATTTGGGCCCACTTCAATCCCATTGATACAGCCAAAAGAATATACATCATTCAATACCGCATGGTCTGTCATATAAAATCCGCTTGTAAGACCGCCTACTGAACAGTTCTCGATTATGTTTGATTGTTCGCAGTTTACTGCCGGAAGACATATCCCGACACAACGGTTTGTGGGGGAAGCACCATCAACCAATGTATTAGCCCAGGGGAATACCGTGCAGTTTTTAATGACATTATTGCTACCCTCCAAGCATCCTATTCCTCCCACGGAAACCTTTTTATTGCCGTCAACCGCTAATTGTATCTGGATATTTTCGATCCATACATTATTGTAATTGAAGTTTGCGTATATGCTCGTGGAATTTCCTTGTGATGCAATGACATAGGAATTGGCAGTTGATGTTGTCTGGGTTGATCTTAATATAGTTCCCTTTGTTCCCGGTACAACATAACTCTCTATGGCATTATTGATTGTTGCCGATTGTGTCATATTAGGTACTTCTTCCCCGATCAACTTAATAGTTACCCTGTTGGTGTCAAAATCATTGGTAGGAATATAAAGTTGGCTATTCATATTCGTTCCTCCGACATTTGTTTGGAATGCCCCTGCTATCTTGTATATCCCCGCAGGAAAGTAAACGGTTCCACCTCCTCCTGTCACGCAGGCACTCAGTGCTGACTGTATCGCAATTGTATCATCAGTCGAATTATCATGGACTGCTCCATAATCAGTAACATCATAACATTTTGCTATGCTATTGACGGCTGCGTAAAACTGTGCAGGAGTCATCCCTGCTGCTATTGTTCTTGCCATATTTTTTGTTTTTAACTATAATTACTAAAGAAAGTGTTCCATATCCCCTGAAAAGTATTGAACTGGTTTTGTGTCATTGTAGCCCCCATCCAGTATAATTCAAGAACGACTGTGCTTACGCACCATGCGGTAGCCCCTCCGTAATTTACAGCCAGCATATACAACTCCTGTGCCCCAGTCAGTGTTGCTGAAGCAATATTTGCATCCGTTGAATTTGAATTGACCATCTGCTGGAAACTGCCCGCCACTGCCCTTGAAAGACAGTTATATCCAGCTGCAAATGCCACAGAGCCGACTCCTGCCGTTGTCGTGTTATTCAGTCTTGTATTGTTTGTCCCGAAATAATCACCCCATTCCACATTTCCGTCCGATCCCGGGACTGCCGAGAGCATCCCGTGATAATTGCCACCATTAGTAATTGATCCCGAAACTTTAAAGCCAAAACAGGCACTATTCTGAACGAACAATACTCCGTTTGCTGCGGGATCGGGATTGTAATGGCTTCTTATATATGATTTTGTCCCATCGGAATGATCCCCTACATTATCGGTATGGGTAAGCGTCCCTCCATTGGCAACTCTCTCTCCATTGCAGGTTCCAGGGTTTATTATGTTCAACATGGAACCCCCCAGACCGTTAGACCTCGGAACAACAAGCACATCAAACTGCGTACTCCATAGGCTTGCATTCTTTAATGCCTTTATTGCCGTATCCCATGTTGCTTTTTCCGCATCAGTATATGCAACCCCATCGGCAGAGAGTTTGGCTGCAAACAGTGCAAGCGAGGCGCTGTCATAAGCTGCCGGAGTAGTGGCATTGGCCGATGCACAGTAAGCGGAATATTGATTTCCCCCATTTACTGATATATAAGCCCTAAGACGATAATAGTATTTTGATGTGCCGAAACAAATGCTATCATCAAACGAAGTTGCATTTGCAGCGAGTGTCTGGATGACAGTATAATTTGTTTCGTCAGTAAGGCTTCGTTCAAGCTTAAAACCGCTTTCATTTGAAGACATATCAGCAAATGTCCCCGATATATCAGTTGCGCTGTTTACAGTAAGTGCCAGGCTTGATGGTGCAGGAATCCAATATAATTTCTCTGCATCCCTGTTCCCTTTTGTATAGCCATGATTTGATAATACATTGCTCCACCATATAGACAGATGAAAATCATCACGCATCTTATTTTCCTTTGCGCTGCCTGAAGATTCGGTAGAGGAAAGGATCATTATGGCCGTTATAGTATAAGGAGAAACATCAAGATATTTGACTATTGTCCTTGTGAAATCATAAGCTATTAACCTGTTCCCATCTGTTGTGCTTTGTGTCCCGTCTATCTTCCACCAGCAATAATCGGTATCGGCATTCTTATAAGGAGTGGTATTCGGTGTAGTATAGACAGCATTAAGCCCCGAACCGGTTACTGTGAGATAATCCGATGAACCGTTTACCTGGTTATAGAGTTTCCCTCCAATAACTTTATTGGCAAGAAGGTCAGTCGGGTCAGAAGCAAAGAATATCACTTCAGACTGCGATTTCCAATAGCTGCTCCATGAAGCACCGGCACTACGACCAATGTTTAATTTATTGACATTTTTATTTAATATCCCAAGGCGATTCATGAATATGGGATTTCGTTACTGACCAAGGGTGGCTATCTGTGCTATGCCACCATATATTGCCACCAAGTCGCCATTACTACAGGGTTGATAGATGTCCTGCTGATCGGCAAGATAATGCCCCAATGTGGCTGATGATGTGGGATTTGATCCTATGAGGAAGTAAATTGGCCCCGTGGTGGCGACAATCCTGACCGCAGTGCCGTTGATAGCTATACTCTGCGTTGATGCGACTGTCCCATTAACACTCTGTGGATCACTCAAGGGGATTAATCCGGAAGGGGTATTATTCAAATCCGTTGCTATGTGAAATTTTCGGGCTGCCATGATATTATTATTTTAATGAACGACTACAATGAAAAACAACTTCAAAGATACAATTTCTATTTGACATAATAAAATGAGCCAGACTAGAAAATAATCTGGCTCGAAAACAAAGAATCAACTATGAAAGAGGAATTATCATTTCTCTACTGGTATCTTATTGCTTATAAGGGATGCCTGTACGTCATCACGGAAGTCCTCACTGCCCTTGTAATAGTCATATAAGGCCTCTGTATTATTGGATATGCTTGCCGGTACCTTGCATATAAAGACATCCTTTCCCCCAGGGACACTCCAATACCATGATTTATTATTTACATTAAAGGTCACGAGCTTGCGTTCTTTCGTGATCTTATATATGGATGCACGGGTCTTGATCTCGTCTTCGGCATTGATCCTGTCGAAGAACTTATCCGGCCCGTCCTTCGTGCTGAATATCTTATCAAAGAGCATAGCCTGTATCTGAACGAGTTCCTTGTCCTCTATGTCCATGAAATATCCCTTGGCTATATCCCTTTGTCTTTCTTCGGTCAGTGCCAGTTCGCCAAGAAGAAGCGAATCTACCTTCTGCTGAATTTTTCTCTTCTCCATCTTCTTCTCTGCCTCTGTCACGAGGTCTTCAAAGGTGAATTTTGCCCTTGTATTAGGCTTAAAGTTATCTCCCACAAGACAGAACCTTGATTTTCTCAAAAGGAAAAAGATTAGTTCTATATCCGTGCGTTCAAGAAATCTCGAGCCTTCTAATATAAAATGAGTGGGGAGGTATTTCTTATTCCCTCGATCATCTGTAATGATATTCTCCACATATCTCCATGTCTCGCTGCCCGTATTGGTATTAACGGTACTCCTGAGAGGAATGGCTATTGATGCGGGTTTGTCCGGTAGCCGATTATGTTTCAGTCTGCTTGGCACTATCCGGTCTGGAGGGTATTTCACCTTCACCGGGAATTTGCCATGAAAAAACTTCTCTATCGCCTCAATCTCTTTCGGGAATCGGGATAGTTCAAAGATCACATCATTCTTGTATAACATAGCTTTTTTATTTAAGGGAGGGAACTGAATCCCTCCCATGGTTTATACTTAAATTAAGCACTTTCGAGCAAGACGAACTGATTTCCGCCACGGAAATGAGCTCCTACATGGCATCTCTGATAGGTATTCACCTTATCAAATTCTGTCACCTTGAGTCCTTCGCCTGCGCCACCGACTTTCCATACTTCCATCCTTCTGGAGTATTTTCCAAGAGCCCTGTAACGTGTTCCTATGGAGTCAACCATGTTACCCGATACGGGATCTTTCTTTTTGTTGATAGGCATGAAAAGGCCAAGTTGATTGGCTACATAACCGGTGGCACCTTCAATCTGCGGGTTATTGAACGTCCCTAATGTCTTGAACAGGAATGTCCTTTCCGATTTTGTCAGATATGAGAAGTTGACTGATGCAGCCAGTGACTCATCCCTGTGGAAGAGAACATCATTGACGGCTTCTTTTGCAAAGACGATATTCGTATTTGTGAAGTAAGTCTTCAATGCGTTTTCAATGTCCTGTGTGAGAGACAATCCTGTTAACACTAATATGTAGTTTCCTGCAAAATTACGGTCAAGGGTGTTTGCCGTAGTATCGAACTCAGTGACATTGAAGTTCCCTACGGTATAGGTCTGTTCGTTACCAATTCTCCTTACATAAGGGATAGCGCCTTCGGTGAATTTAACAACTCTTCCTGTTACAGGATCGGTTATTGAACCATCACCACGTCTTCCCCATAAGAGAGCACCGTCAATCTTGAGTGCCATACGGTAGTCAATGTCTATCTGTCCTTTGAAATAAAAGGCAGGTATTGACTGTCCTTTGCTCGTCACATCAAACCAGTCCTGACTGGCCATCTCTGTACCGGTATAACCAATGCTTTCCTTTATGATCTGAGCATCGTTATCATATTCCCATGTGCCAGAGAGTGCTGAATCGGGCTGTCCTGATCCTTCCGAGAAGGCTGCCGTCCTGATTACAAGTGTCTCGCCCGCCGTTATTGCAGGAATATTGTCCATTGCATTGACGGGCTGTATTGTCAAGACGGGTGCCGTAGGCACTGTGGTCTTGTCAATAGATATGATCTGTCCCATGACTTCATTGGGGAACATAACGACATCCCATCTGCGGGGATAAAAGTTATTGTTCGCATCAAGACATGACGGATCGAGTGTTACATTCACTGTTGCTCCGGCTGCGCCTGCGGCCACAGCTCCAAGTGAAACAAAAGTTGTATGGATATGATTTTCTTCATAGTGTCCATACGTGTCTCCCATCACCGGTTCTTCAAATCCCATGGATCTGAGTAACTGGAAGAAGGAAGCGCCCTGATCACCGTACCTTGAAAAGAGTACGTTGAGTTTTTGCGGCTTGTGAATATCGAAGCCTGAAACTATATCAGAGGCATATATTTGTGCAATAGCATCTGGTCCCATTGTGTTCGGTTTTAAATGTTAATACTAATAATGCCCCTTGTTATTACTGTCTGTCAAAAAAATGCGTTACCTCTTCATTTCTGCCTCAAATGCTCTGTCGGCCTTTTCCTCATCCGATAGCTCCTTCTGTTGTGCAGGAGGCTGATCGTTGTTTTTGGATGAAGGATTGCTGTAAAGTTTAAGGTACTCCTCTTCTGTCATAGACCTTGCACGTTCAAATATGGCGTGTGCGATCTTGCCCATATTAGAAAGTATCGTATCGGCATACATCCGTGTGGCTGCATTCTTAACATTTGCCTCATTGACTTCCATCTGGTTGCCAACGACAAAATTAAGCGCATTGTCCATTAAGACCTTTTTTGCCTCCTCTGTCAATGCAAAGTTGGTTATAGGGTCTTTGCTGCCTTCCATGAGTATAGGGATAGATGAGTATTCCTTTACTATGGCTTCATTAACTTTAGTCCATCCTTCTTTCTGAGCCTTCTCAATCTCAGGCGTCCATTTTGGTTTTACTTCCGGAGGTAACTCTGTCGGAATCTCTGGCATCTTGATCTTACCCTTCAGCTCTTGAAGTCTAACCTTGGCTTTGTTCCCTTCCGAGTTCACCTCCATAAGGTTATCATCAAATTCTTCCTGGGTAAGGTCTCCAGAATCCACTTTTGAATGATCCACATTGAATTTCCTCTCGAAACTCCTTCGTACCTGTGGTTCCTTCCCTGCCAATGTAGGGTCATCAACGATACGCTGCAAGACGAGAGCATCCATGGCATCCATGTTTGCTACTTCCGTAGCGTTTAATTTATTGAATATCCCTGCATCTTTTATCCCCGTCTCACGCACAAACTCATTGTATTTGGCAATGTCATCATTCGCGAAATTATGACGTGGTTTTGCCTTTACTTGAGTCTCAAGCTCTTGGTTCTTCTGTCTCAGTGTCGCCAATTCCTGAAGTTGGCCGGGTATATTTGCATTTTTAAAATCCTCCACCGTCTTGAACTGATCTCCCCACATCTCGCGGAGCATGTCAGCCTTGATAGTCTCTGGACTTGGTACTTCTGTTTTAATGTCTTTTTTTACGGGTTCAGCCTTAATTGGCTCTTCCGTTTTTAAGGGTTCAGCCTTAATTGGTTCGCCACCTCCCCTCTTAGTCTTTATCTGTGCCGTGACTTTCTCTACGTCAATGTTATTGCCATCGAGTAAAGCGTCAATTTCATCATCTCTGCCGTCTTTTGCCATAGCTTTAAAATATTAGGTTACAAATATACAAGATATTTTTATTTCTGCAAACTCTTCTCTGCCTCTGCGTTTGCATGAGCCCTTCCTACTGTCTGAACAAGTCCCATGCTTCCCTTTAGCTGTATGAGTTCTTTCTCGCGCTCCTGCTCTGCCTGAGCATACTTCTCGTCAATCATCTTCTTCCCTTCATAAAGCCTCAACGCCTCATCGGTCTTTACTTTCTCGGTTGCCTGTAATAGTTTTTCTTTTGCCTCGGCAGCCTGATTAGCTTTATTTGCGTCCAGCTGCATATTCTCCCTCTGTAGCTGTAACTGTTTCTCCTTATTCTTTTTGCTTTTCATATTAAGGAATGCCTCTGCCCATTTAAGGTTTCCTGCCTCGCATATCCTGTCTATCATAAGGAAGTCTGCAAGGTTAATGCCTGTTGAGCCGTCTTTATCAGGGGTGAGTGCCTGCATCGCCGCCTTCATAATGACATCGCGCCTCTCATCGGTGGGCTTTGCCTCATATTTGATGTAATAATCGGCATCCACCACATCCGCACTTGCACTTATTATCCTTACTCCCATAGAGCCAAGTACGGGCATATATCCCTTATAAGCCTCTTTGTCGTGTTTTATAAGGAGTTGAATCCTGAGCGACATGTTCTTTGCCGTCCTTTCCTTGATGGTCAGATATGCTCCGTAGATAGGTCTTAAAGCGTTATTTGTTGCCGCAAGAGCCATCTTTGATCCTGTCACCGGTGCTTTCGGATCAGGACTTGATGCATCAGCCGCCTGATTTATCCCCGTTATATCCCTTATCGCACCTGCATTGAACTCCCAGATGTCAATAAATTCTTTTAATTGAGGGCCAATACCTCCGACTAATTCCTGAATAGGCCGGAAGTTTGCCGGTACATTTGCTACTCCCTTATGTGTTGTGGATTTAAAAAGCAATGTACCTGTCTGTGTCTTTATCTTTATAAGGTCAAGAGGATCAAGTTTCTTGCCTCCAAGTGCCATGTTCTGTAATGAAGTAAATTCTATTGCAAGCCCTGATGGTGCCGCCATAGCGATAGCGTTCTGTAGCTTATAGTACGCAAGGCACATCTGATGGATGAATGTCTCTGAGAGGCTCACAAGCGACCTGTAAGGCAGCTTATAGAGATGATAGGACAACTCCACTTCTTTCTTCCCCGGGCGAGGCACATCGAACTGCAGGCCGTCATCATAGATAAAGTCAGTGCCTATTATCCATTTAGCCTTATAGACGACTTTTATATCGAATTTCTGAGTCTTTTTCTTCTCCGAGTCCCTTACCTTTCCCCATTCCTCATCGAACAATATCGTTGTTCCAAACTGCGTCTTGCGTTTTGTCTTATAGGTGCTATTGACGGACATCCATTCCGCATCCATCACATCCACGAGGAAAGTATCATAATTGGCGCAATGCAGTTCTGAGTTGTAAGTATATTCCCCAAGCCTTATGTTGCCTCCAATGCCATTGTATTCCTCTGCAAGGTTCCTTAATACTTCTTCTGGCAGTTCGGGGTTGAGCTTACGGAGGTCTGAGATAAGAACCCTTATCACTTCACCACAATACTCCATATTATGACAATCCCAGAATCTTGAATACTGTCCTATGAATCGTGCCGGGTCAACATATCTTACTTTTACCTTTCGGGTGTATTGGTCGGTATAGTCTTTTGTTGCCAGGTACCCTATCTCACAGGCATCCCTGATGAGTTTCTTCTTCGTCTCTTTCCATTCGGATATATAAAAGGAATAATCGAGGGCTTCCTCTATCTCCATCTCCTTTGACAGCTTAAAGCCTCCCGCTCCGTCATATAACTCAAGTTCTTCAAGTGAATCGGGTATATACTCATCCGTCTTGTCCACCCCCATCGCATTATTGATATATCCAAGTATCTCCTTGAATTTCATGCGGTATTCCATATCCAAGCGGGCTTCCTCTTTCTCATTGGTGCTTGATGGGTCAACTGCCGTAGCCACCACCTGATGATCTGTCTGCTCAAGCATGCCTTCCACTATGCGAAGGAATTTAGGCATGATAGCCGGGACATCCCAATTAATATTCATATATCCCGTTGACTCGCCCTTGTCATCGCTCTCATCGAGTAGTATCTTCATGTATTGAAGAATATCCTGCCGTCCGGCTGCGAGATCCCTGAGTAGTTGAAACTCATCAATGAGGTCATAAGGGATGGCTGCGCGACCCTGTTTCCATGAAGCATAGATAGCTTCACACCATTTTCTCTTCCATTCCGTGTCCTTTAATTTAGGGTCTATGTCGTCCAACGGGAAGGGGCATGATGACGAACCGTATTTTAAAATGTTAAATGGCATCTCTACTTTAAATTTCCCCCAAAGTTAGTATTTATTTGGGATATTATAAGTCCTTTTCTTCAAATAATTATCAAGGGTGTATTCCTTCTCATCCAGTTTCTCCACTTCGTCATATATGTCTGCCGTGCCAAGAAGGGCATATCCCCCTGCCGTAAATAGGTCATAATTGGTCATGTCTTCCGGCCCATCAATATCCCTGCATTGCTCCAAAATCTCTATATGCGTCTCCTGTGAGGCTTCGTTCTCTATCCATGCATCAAACTCGCTGAAGATACTCTGTTTTATCTTCTCTCCCGTCTGCTCGCCGGGTGTCTTGCTGAACTCAAATGTCCTCGGGTCAATCCTGTACCTGAGATAGCCTCCGTATCCCCTCTTCTCAAAGTAATCCCATAACAGAGGCACATTTATCTCGGGGAACATCTGAACTCCATAATAAATGCACATCATAAGCATATCCTCTGCATAGATGTCTTTGTCGTATGTGCGGTATGAATAGGTACATACAAACTTGCGCTTCATGGAAAAGTCGCCGTCTTTGATCTTACCCTTGCGGATCACCGCACCGCCTCCATTGGACTTGCGGTTGCTCTTTACAATATTGAATTTAAAAGGGTCTCCCCCTGCACATCCCCATTGAGTGTTGCCTGGCATCCACGAGCCGTCTTCTTCGTTCCGGAATTTAAGATTAGCCTCGTAATCATTTAACTGATGGCTCACCCTGAACTTACCCTGCGAGTTCTCCACAAAAAGAACTTTGGTGTCTCTCTTGTTGTTCTCCCAAACAAAATTACCGGTTACTATTGCCTGTTTTGTCAATGACAGGTTATCAATATAAGTCTCCAGTTTATTCATATTGAATCCCGACGCCTTGGTGGATGTCCTGAAACACTCCGCAAATCTCAAGGGATAAAGCCTTATCTGTTCAGACAACTTATCCTGATCGGCAGTATATGATGACCGTATGTTCAGAAGATATTCTCTTGCTCCTATCTTCCTGCCAATGAACTCTGCCTGCTTCTTATCAGGAGTCCCTATGATACTCATGCCATAAGGGTCAATGAAGTCCTCCAACCCGTCATCGGCAGACATAAATAGGTTTACAAGCCCTGATTTCGTCTGTCCATTGAGGTTGCGTTCATAATAGTTGCTCATCAGGCATTGCTCCCTGAATGCCCTGCCTCCTCCTTTCTCCATCTCACCAACCGTGGATGTCTTTATGGTGAATCCTATTATGCTTCCTCCTATGGCAAGACACTCCTTTACGACTGCATGGCGAGCCCAGCAGTCAAGCCCTTTCTTTAACTTTCCCACTTCATCGTCATGGTGGAAATAGAGCTTATCACCGTCATAGGCGGAGGGGTCTGCCATCTCATAATCTATCTTGGACTCCAGTCCCATCTCTGAATTAGACAATGCTCCCCGTGATGATAGCCTTATTGCCGGAGGCGTAAATGACAGTTCTGTCTTTGGCGAAGTAGAGCCTTCATAATTAGGCTTAAAGAAGAACGGCAGTTGTTTCCATGGCCCCACAAGATGCTTTAGAAAACACTTGCGAGCCTGGACATCGTTCATAGACTGTATGCCTCCCCACGCCCCGAGTGTACGGCTTATAATTTCATAATTGATGCATTCAGCCTTATATGTGGCTCCCTCACGTCTGTGTTTGGGATAGTTGAATCCGTAGAATAGGCGATGACCGGTCTCTATCCATTCATATCTGCCCTTTGAGTCCTGTATGGCAAAGCCGTTCTCATCGCACCTGGGATACTTGGTTTCGGTATAAATCTTACGGGCAAAGAGGAAAAAACGCCTGTCCCTGTCACGGTATTTCGGCAGTCCGACATCAATATGCCACCACCCGCAATAGAAATAATGCCATCCGTCAATATATGTAGGCACACCGTTATTATAGAACCAGTAGCCGTGAAGCCTCCTGTCCCATTGCAGTTTTATGAAGGCTATCTCCTCTTCATAAATATCCGCATGCTCTTCCAGTTCGTTCCATATATCATCAAGGGTCTCATATTTGGATTGGAGTTCTTTCAACCTCCGAGGAATCTTCGGTGGATGCCACATCTGATTCTCTGCAGGCAGTCCCCAATTATCTATCAGGTGAGGCTCTGGAGGGTCGGGCAATAATATCTCTATCGGGATTAAGTCTTTATCCCCGGTATTGACCCAGATACTCTTCTCCGCATCCTGATACTGTGCGAGTATGCGGGGATCAATTTCTTTATAATAGCGTTTTAAAAGAGTTATGTTATTCATTTCAATTATGAATAAAGAGGGCTTTTGGAATCCTCACCGTTCTTAGTCCTGTCCTGCCACACTCCCTTGCACACTCTTCTGCATAGGCACCATCAGCAGACACATGATTGTGTTTGAATCCCACTTTTTTTGCCACATCCATCCTGACAATAAAAGAACCCATGTCAATCTTATTTTCTTTTATCTCCGTGTATAGTATTTCATATTGAAGGTAATTGTGAATCGTATTACAATAGACCATACCTACATCAGCCATGCATTCTCCCAAAAAATACTCCACAAACCTTGCCACATACTGATTGTCGTCATTTGTCATAAGAACATAATCGTCATATTGTCCTTCTATTTTTTCAAGCATCATCTTGCGATTAGAGTGCCCGAATCCCCCAATCCTCTCGCTTGTCTCATGGTAATCCACCTTCCCTGTTTCTGAATATAATGAGATTACTTTTTTTATTTCTTCCGATGCAGGACCGTCATGTATCACGTGGACAAGCCATCGTGCGTCTGTCTGTCTCATAAAAGAATCTATAAGCATCCTTAGCTCAATAGGTTTCTCGTATGCAACACAGATGACATGTAACATATCAATTATGAATAAAGAGGCATTTAGGGATATAGGCTACTTCAAGGTTATTTGCCCTGCAGTAATTGGCGCACTCCTCTGCATACATGCCATCGCCATTAAACTCAAAATGATTAAATCCTATCTTCCTTGCCACGTCAGACCGCACCATGAATGAACCAACGTCTATCCTGTCCACTTTTATCTCTGTCCGGAGTATGTCGTATTGAAAATGACTATGAACGGCATCACAATAAACGAATCCAGTCCTGTCATTACATACTTTAAGCATCAGCTCAACAAAAACAGGGACATAATAATTATCATCATTCGTCATCAATATAAAGTCCTGAACGTCCCCGTCTATACTGTCCAGATAGGCTTTTCGCATGGGATGGCCGAATTGCTGCATCCTGTATGGTGTCTCATAGAAATTAACCCTTAAATCATTATACAGACCAACAACCTCATGTATTTTGTCACTTCCAATACCATCATGCATTATGATGAGGTCCCATCGGGGGTCTGTCTGGACTAACAGACAGTCAATAAGGGTGCGCATTGATACTGGCCGCTCATAGGCGACTGACATAAAGTGTATTTTCATAATTCTTTTTTTAATGCTTTATTTATAGCTCTCTTAACGACTTCTGCATAATCGGAATATTCAAGTGCCGTCTTGTAATTCCAGTCTATCGTGTTCAGCTTCCCGTAATAGATATGAGGAGTCAGATTATTACAGACTTCAATAATCTCATCAACGCTATTAACCCTAATGATACTGTCGACATCAAAAAACTTTGATATGTTTTTTGCACCCCAATAAATAGGATAAACCATTGAAATCAGAGGATCAATCAGTTTCTCGGTAAATAAATTATCTTTCTTAAAACAGTCTATCACGATATGAAACATATAATCCATCACAACCTTTTTCCCAAAATGATCCGGCGGTAGCGTTAGAACCTTACTCATATCCACTCCCTCAAGGGGCATACGAGAGCCCACGTAGAAGAATCGTGGTATCTTTATCTCTTCCTGCCTTCTCCATAATTCATGTCTCAAGGCGTGTCCGGGGAAACAATTACGTGCAGAGAAGACGGACGATACTCCAAACGTCTTATTCGTTGAATCATTGGGTGGTACCCATGCAGGATAGCCGGGCATAAATATTGCCTGTGGCAGATGAAGTAAATCCGGCTCTGCCGTCAATAGGTAATTAAAACAATCCTGATGGTTATTTATGAAATCAATGAACCTGCCATCGGGTTCTATCGTAGCAAATATGCGAATAGTGTCTTCCGGAATCGGCTTTTGAAAATTAATGAACTCATCTTCATAAACCAATTCTATCTCCTTATCCGTGTCAATCTCAATCACGGCATCCCTGATCTCATAGAAATCGGCATATACTTTTACTCTTCCCATACAATATCAAATAATGGTTTTGCAAGGTTACAACCAAAAACAAATATATCGTGATGTGCTTGCATACTCATCAGATAATGCCCACCCCATCCCCTTTCTTTGTTTATATCCGACATGCGGGTTTGATATTCCTCCATGCGCTTCATGTAATAGTCAAGATTCCAGAATTTGTAATGCAATAATTTGTATTCTATGTTATTCAGGATGCGTATCCCATCCTTACTGCCATTTATATCCAAGGGATTTGACACGTGCGCCCCAGCCTGATAACGCATCTCCCCAACCTGATCCGGACGAAAACAACACATCTTCCTTTCCGGATTATGAACTGCCCCTTTTTGTGAGTATTCAAAAGGATGCCCATCGGCATACAGGGGAGCTTCAAGGGAGCTCATATTATAACCATACGGATAAATGACATTCCATCCATTCATATACACATCTGTCAGGTCAAGATCAAATACTGCAATGCCATTAATCATCCGCGCCCGGGTGAATATCTCATCGAAGTCAATGACGATAACCCAATCAGCCTGCCCCCGCGCCTCCTTCCAACAATTATCTTTTATCTTTACATACAGGTCATCGCGAATCTGATTACCTGAATCATTTTCTCTTATCTCCACCCGGGAGTCCTTGCATAATAACTCCCTGCAACCATCAGTAGATTGATTGTCATAGATAACTATTCTTTCAGCCTCCTTATAAGCTGTGAGAAAGTGTTTGACAAATGGTGCCTCATTATAACAGAGGGCATATACCCAAATCCTGTTGCGATATATCATTTTATTTTGTATTAACTCCATCAATTTGCTGTCCCCATCCAATGTGCTTGACATAACCTCCCATCAGTATTGCCGCACGAAAACCCATCTCGAAATACTTTCGTCCTATGTGGCATTCCGTTAGTGCATTGAAATCCCCTTCCGCAATAAACTGTGCAAAAGGAGCAACTAACTTGTAGTCTGCCATCCTGCGTAACCCGGGATTCCATGTGAAGCCATGCCATGCACCTCCAAGCGCATTTAATGACATCAGTTGGTACATCACATCACCGACAGAATAAACCTCCGGGTCAATCGGATGAGTATTGGTATCATAATGTTCCCTAAGCCATACTTGCATTATTTTGGGATTACTCTCAAGAATCTTTAATGACTGCTCCATAAATCCTTCCCGGTAGAACTCCCAATCGTCCTCAAGATGAAAGGCGAATGGTGTTTTAACTTCTGCATAAGCCTTGTCAATACTCGCTATCTCTCCGATATTATTCTCATTGACAATAAATGTCAGCTTGTCTTTTTCAATGTTTGCCTCGCAGAGATTTCTAATATCATCTATGGCACACTTGCAGGCCGAATCTTCAATGACGACATAGTGTTCGATAGGATAAGTGTTGAACTTCATAAAGCTCTCTATCGTGCGTTTGAAGAGGTGTGCCCTCCCGCACGAGATTATAACTACTGTTATCATTTCATATTATTTTTAGCGTTTTCTAACATCTCCTCACGATAATCAAAATACTGTAATCTTAAATCAGAATAGCTTCCCCTTTGAAAGGCTATCATCGGATAGCATATATAGCAATTCATCTGGCTGAGCCCTTCCCTGTAATACCATTCGTCAATCAGGTTATGACTGCCGGGGTTATAATGCCCTACAATGAATTTCCTTGCCTTGCCACTGAATAATATGGCATGGGTAGTATGGACACCTCCCCTGATATGATATAGGTTTTCAGAATAACGTTCCGCGGAGGTCTTTACGTTGCCTCCAAGATAAAACATATCAAAGTCTTCGGGTAGCTGGTCTATGGCTTTATTAAGTATCTCCAAGGCATCGGGTTCAAATATGACATCATCTTCAAAGACAAACCTGAATCCATCTCCGTCAACACATGCCAGGTGTGACCTTGAAAATCCCGCATTACCATCAAGTATTCCCGGGAACCTCTTAAAGTCTGTTATTCCTATTTTTGGAAGTTCTTCCTGCACCTCATCCCATCGCTCGGGACGGGAATCGAGATTGATTACAATAGAGTCAAATGATTCAAGTCTCATGTCTGTGCTACTAATATGTCATTTGGAGCAAACCCATCCTCAAATGTTATTTTATATTTTGAGTTGATCTCCATTAACTTCTGTTTCACCGATTCAATAGATATTCCCCAATTCTCCCATATACGTATATCATCCATCAGTATTGTATGGGTCTTTACCGGATGCTGTTTTATGGCATCTAATTCTTGCAATAAAGATGAATGATGTTCACCTATCGCCGTATCATCACCCGAATAATGAGCATCAAGCCAAAAGGTAACTGGCTCGTTAATGTCTTTTAATATTTCTGGCAATACTTCCGATGCATCCCCCTTATACAACCTTACTTGTAGTTCATCCTCAAATCTAAGACAGCAATTCTTATAAAATTTATAAGACAGTTCAATGGAATAAATATTTTTAAATCCGGCATCAAGTGCCCGTCTAATCCCATTGCCCACATGAGATCCTGTCTCAATAAAGATTGGATGCAGATACTTGCGGAATATTTCTATGGTTGCCGCCATATTACGTCTTTAAAAAACACATTCCATTGAAATAAAAATTGGCACAAGGTTGATGAAACCAGTAATCCGGTGCTATCACAATCTTGTTTTTGTTTTCATTCAGATATGAAGCCCACCACGAATAGGTGCTATTTGCTATGATATTATGTTCACAAAGGGACATCATAAAGAAGTCCTCATAGTCAATTCCGAAATCCATGAATACAATCCTTGGGTCTTTCAGGTTCTCATGGCACCACGGCAGGTCGTCAGAGAACACATAGATATGATTTATCTCCACCACATTATCTAAAAAGGCAATAGCCTGATTATAATAATCCGCAGACGGGAGCGTACCGATGGGATTCCAGTTAAGAAAATCCCCATGCCGGACATGGATGGATGCACTGTTTTCCCATGAATACCAATCGTGAATACGGGCTATGGCTTCCCTATTTGTAAAACAATACTTAATCTCATCAGAGTGGTTTTTGAAATATCTTTCATTCTGAAAATATCCTTCCAGACGCATCTCATCTCCAAACTTAATGGGCTGATATTCGCCAAAGACTTCTTTCCATATTAACTGCGGCTTCCATTCTTCGGGTAATGCAGGGATGTCTTTGCAAAAAATCTCACGCCAGGGAAACTCGCTATAATCCAACCGGAGTTCAGTATTGTTATCCAATGCCAAGGAATATGCTGCAGCAATCTGAAATAAGTTATTTCCTATCCCTCCCTCTATTTTGGCAGTAATCATTGGAAGATATAATTTAAGTCATTACAGAGATAGTTCTGGGAAGACATGATATCATCCCGAAACTCATGCAACCGTTCTCCTTCGCGGATGCTCGTTATCTTAATCTCCGACTCTTCATTCCCATACCTGTTGATAAATTCCATTGCAATATCATAAAGACGGAATGACTTCATTGGTATGGTATGTACTCCCGGAACTCCCTGCCTGTTGATGATAAATTGCACAAGGTCTTTTTGTGAAATAAAAAACCGCGTCATCTCTTTCGAGGTAAGACTGATGAGATTAGAAGTCTCAAGCTGTCGTTTCCATATCGGCAGAACACTCCCTGATGACCATAACACATTACCGCTTCGTATTGCAGTAAATCCCGCCCTAACAACCATGTCCTCCCCAATTCGTTTTGTCAGACCATAGGTATTACAGGGATTGATTGCCTTGTCTGAGCTCATACTCACAAGCCCACACCTGTTCCTTTCACATGCGCGGACTACATTCAATGTGCCAATAACATTAGTCTTTACGGCTTCCTGTGGCTGGTCTTCGCATATATCAACATGTTTTACGGCTGCAAGATGAAACACCTGATTCACTCCCACCGTGGCTTTGAGAATATCATCATAATCCCTAACATCCCCGATAATATAATCCGCATTCGGATATTCCTGTTTCATCAACACCTGCGCGTATTCATTACGTGAGAAGATAATAACATCCTGTCCGGTTAGTTGCCGGACAAGTTCTTTTCCTATTGTTCCTGTACCTCCGGTAATTAAGACTCTCATTTTTTTATTCTTTTATAGTAAGCGTCGCCCCAATGAACCGACTCATGCTTGGTTGCCATAATCTTATCAAAGCCTAAATCAAAAAGGTATTTATCAAAGTCATCAACAAGCATACAGTCTTCGTATAACTCTTTGTAGTTTATCTCGGCAATAATGTAATCTATCTTGTTTATGTTCTTCTCAAAGCCCTTTAATGCATAATATTCTGTCCCCTGTAAGTCCATAAAAAGGAAGTTATATCTGGACATGTCTATCATGCCTTCTTCTATAAGCGTATCCATCTTTCTTCCCTTAACTGTTATTCTGTCTGTGATGAGTACAGTAGGATAAACTTCAGAATGTAATTTAAAAGGAAGTAATGAGCTGCTTTGCCCTTCATTATTCGTCAGTATAAAAGGGAACTCCCCGTCCTGATCGCAGATTGCGACATTTATCGTAACGTCCTCTGCCGGGACGTTCGCCCGTAATCTATGATACGTTATGGGATTAGCCTCAATCCAACACCTGTTTTTTACTCCATACTTATCATATAACTGCCATGAGTTGCCGATCCATGCCCCAATCTCAATAATACCATGGGGTTTTGCATCTTGCAAAATCTCATCCATATCCAAATCCTGATTTAATAAAATATCTTTAATCATTTTGTCTTTTCATATCTGATTTTAAAAGGCGTATTTGTCGCTTCGAGAAACTCATTGGAATACTGGCCTCCCTCACACATACATATCCATTGTTCGGCCTTCCATCTCTCTGTGTGATCAAGGGTGTCGAGCCTCGGGAGCCTGTCTACATATCTCCTGTTAAACCACCAAAAGTTGCCATTATAATGAGCCGGAGAATGCATCCTGTTCACTGATGATGCTCCCCATGCGTGTTCCACCATGTGTCTATGCCCCTTCCATCTGTTAAGGATTGACTCATTAAGCCATGCACGGAGATTATTTTGTGCCACATCATCAGGTCTTGTGACGGCCTTCGTGTGAAAATAAAACCCCACATAGTCTGACTTATCTTCCTCAATAAGTCTCAGGGTCAGAAACTCATATTCAAGAGGGTCTTCAGAATAGGCTTCTATTCGTAACTTTGGATATATGTCAACAAAAAACTTTTGAAGGAGATTAGTTTGTAATGGAGTGCCAATACATCCAATGTTTATCTCATCACATTCATCATAAAGCCCTGATGTAAGGAGTATGCGAATCTGATCGGTAACTATTGAGAACCAATGATTGATCATGTAAATATGCCAAAAACCCTTAACTATCATATAGGTTTTTCTCCGTTTTGAATCTTCCTCGCAATATCCTCCGGCCTCAACTGCAACCTCTCATCCTCGAGATATTTTAACATAGTGTCTTTTACATAAGAGTTATTATCCTGTCCTAAAAGCTCCATGAGGTTATTTTCAAGTTCATCCCTGAGCTCTGCTAGTTTTGCAAGGCTCTTTGAGTCCGTAACTCCCGACTGTACCTCAAGCATGAGATTAAAATAAGCACTCTCAATGCTTATCTGATAACTATACTTATACGACCTGTGAAGCATCACATACTGGACAATCTTCCTATTCACAATCTCATTCTTGCCCTTTAAAAAGTCTTCTACCACGGAATCAAAGACACCTCCCTCTCCTGTCTTAAACTCGCAGTCATGGGCTACCTCAATCTTTCTCTTGAGGACATCAGTGAATTTTGTCCTATAAGGCGAATGGGCATCGTACATACACATCACGTATTGCATGACCTTCGTGTTATCAAGATCCTCCCCGGGATTTGCCCTGAACTCTTTTATCTTGCCGAGATCTTTGTAAAATTTTAAAATATCTTCTCCGCCCTGAACCTTTGTGGGATCAAAGCGCATCTGAATGTATTCCTTTGCATGAAACGATAAAATCATAATGAAAGTTGTAATTGTGAAATATGATTTTTAAATCGCTTTTCTTGTGACTCAAAGTAATCCTTGTCAATCTCATATCCCCAAAAGTCAAAGCCACCGTCATAACAGGCTATCCGACTACTGCCACTTCCCAAATGAGTGTCAAGAATCTTATCGCCTGCTTTGGCATAGTTCTTTAAAAGCCACTTGTAAAGTTTAATAGACTTTTGAGTAGGATGTATTTTTAATTCATTTGTGCGAGTTGTTGCTTCTTTATATATTCTTGATGTGGTTTGAAAAGATGTCCAACAATATTCAAAAGCAGAAAAATTATCAAACGGCTGGTCTTTATCCCATATACAAATTCCTCTCGTAGCGGGAAGTTCAAAATAATTGCCGCCCCATATACATTGATTTTTGCTTACCCTAAATAATTCAATAAAATATTTATCCGTAGGTTTAACATCCCAATCAGTATTCATAGAATTTAATACTCTGTTTTTTAATTTTCCTCTTCCATGAACAGAATCATCGGGCAAACCATACGGCGGGTCAACGATAGCCAAGTCAAAGAAGTTATCAGGGAACTTCGCAATCCCGACCATACAATCAATATTCTCAACAAAACTTATCATAATTTTCCAAGTATATTTCTTCGTTGAACCCTCCAAAAGAGTTTTCCTCCGTCAATCTTGCTATGCAGGGGATATTGAAGCGGAATGTCATTAATCTTTTTCAGCATTATAAGGTCACAATCTGTTACCTTAACACCCTCGTCAGTATATTCCGGATCGCAGTAACCCCTATTTGGATTCCCGACATATCTCACGATGCCATAACTCACTTTTGTGTTCGACTGGGTATTCAACACCACCCTCTCCAATCCAACCTTTTTCATCCTTTCTTTTTCCAACTGAATAGCCGGGTCTTCTGATGGCTCTACAAGGATATAACCATTGATAGGAGTTATGAAGTCATCGCCATATTTGCAATAGATGTTCTCATAGGAGACAAAAACATATCTCTCGCCATCCTCAATGATATATTTTCTAAACTGCGGATTAAGGGCATTGACAACTGCCAGGTAATACACCACCACATGATCTCCTAACTCCACCTCCATATCGCAATCCCATGGCATCCCTTTATTTGGAACTCCCGTATATCTCAGGTATGAGGGCAATCCATAAACTATCCCCGTGACGGTTATGTTCCTCTCCCTCTCATAAGTGTCATCCACATAAAGGGTGAATCCATTTTTTAGCTTGATAGAGGTATTCTCCGCATCAAGTTTTATCATAACCGTATTTGGGAGTGTTCGCTTATAATTCATTACTTTCTTTTTTTTCTTTTTGAAGATAATAACTATAAAACATAGCATTGCACATTATATGCCCAATATGATGCAATCCGCTTTCCTGATCTATTTCCTCACCGTCAAATAACTTTGCCAGATGCCTTTGAAGTGATTCAAGAATTTCTGATTTATCAAGTCCTTTTTGCCAGTTCTTTGGTTCATATTTCTTTGCACCATATTCCAGAACTTCAATCATTGGTTCAAGAGATTCAAAATGAACCAATGACCATTTTCGTTTTCCGGCATTATACCTTAAACCCTTGTTCTCTGGCATATAAAATAAGTTTGGTTAAATCAAAAAATACAGGAATATTAAGCTTATTAGCTTCTTCTATTTCTTCCTGCGTACCATGTGATTTCTGCCAGTTACCCTGAACTAAAACAGCATCGGAAGCCCTCAACCATGCCATTGAATAATCATAAAAATCCTGAACTGTCAAATCATTGGTATGATCTTCAAGTACAAAATGATAATCAAGCCACGGGCTAAAAGGTGCAAATCCCTGATGCAATAATTGATAAGCCACATGGTTTCCTTTGCGGATATTAGAAAGAACGCCTAAAACATTGTCCGAACTATATGGTCCGGCAACATAAACTCTCATTCTTGATCTATTTATCATAATGACTTTGTTTAGTTATATTCTTTTCTTTTCAGGTAATCAAGGTTTCTCACGCAGACAGTCTTGCCGTCTATCTTAATAAATTTAACCAATCCTTTTTTTTCAAGATTTTTGAATCGCAATGCCATTGCCCTCTTGTCCCCTCTTGACATCCCTGCAAAGGCTGGCAGTTCGCTTTTTTTAAGATTTATCTTCTGATGATGATAGACGACAATCACATAGTCATTGACGACATCGGTTGCCATGGGACGCTTGTTGTTTATCCTGTGAAGCCATCCCCTGAGCCTTTCTATTGCCGATATTAACCGCCTGAACATAACGCTTACAAAATTAAACTAATTTCCTTAAAATGCAAAACCCCTCCCATACTGAAACGAGAAGGGTGCTATGCAAGAAAAGCAGATGTACCATATCGGCAATATGGCATGACAAAGGTAATAAATATTTTGAATTACATTTCATGTCCTATTGTTTCTTCTTTATATTCAAATGCCTTTTTAAATAATTTATATAAGGTTTTATTAATTAATTTATTTCCAAACGGAAGAGAATAAAGGAGTTCCATGTTATCATATTCTTTAAAAGTAAGCGTGTGTCCATGCAGTATAAAAATAAATCTTATTTTCGATTTGGGATTGGGATCGGATTTTTTAAAAGTAATAATATTTTTAAAAGGTGTTTTGTCTCCTTCCTTTTTTAATGTTTCAATTTCAAAATGACAATGTTCACATAATGTCACCATTTCATTATCATTATATTCCCATGGTTTTAATCCATCTCTGTATTCAATATGATGAACATGAAGGGTTGTTTCTTCATCTGAACATTTTTTACATTTAAAATTATCTCTTTGCATAATTTCCAATCTCTTCCTTTGCCATTTAGGATGATTTAAAAGTTCCGAATAAGTTTTTGTTTCCATAATCAATCTTCTTCAAGTGTATTGTCTTTTTTTTCATATTCCCCAATTTCAAAAAATTCTCTATTTTTTCTTTCGTTTTCTATTATCCATTTTTCATAAGTCAAAATTTCTTCTTTATTTTCTTCTTTAAGAACATTATTATCTTTATTATCCTTATTGTTTGTGTTACTTGGTAGCTCCTTGGTTGTCACTTGGTTGTTACTTGGTTGTTCTTTTTCTGTTTTTACTATTTGGTATCTCCCCCAATTATTGACAGTTACGATGGAATATTGGTTGTTACTTTCTATTGAAATCATATCAAATTCCGGACTTGCGAATTTTTGCATCCATTTATATATGGTTGAGCCGTCAATATTGAGTTCTTCTTCTGCCTTAAATCTCCCAAAAAGGAATTGTCCTGGCAGTATCTTTACAGTTGTTTCTCCCCTTCCTATTTTAATCGGAACAAATCTTTCCTTATAGCTCGTTCTGCACAGACACCATATCCATATTTTTAATGCTGTCTGATTTGTAAACACCTGACTGTTTATTATACTTCTGAATAATCTCAATGATCCTTCTTCAATCATTTCAATAAAATAAAAAAGCCGGTCTCAAACAATAAGCCCACTCAAGGAAGGGATCAGCCAAAACCTCTTGTGGGTGTTGCTTGCCGAGACCGGCAATATTTTTAATTGAATAAATTTTATTTATCATCTGATCCCTATTACAATGCAAATATAATTAATTTTCTTTACCCACAGTACAAGTATTTAATTATTTTTAAAGAATTATTAAAAAATAACTATCGTATCAACGGCTACCCATTGCGTTCCGTCCCAATGACATCGGCAGTATTTATATTAGCGAGGATGAAACTATTTGGATTTTTTGGATCTATCCTTACAAGCGTTCCTGGCTGAACTGATTGTCCTGAATTATTTCTTAACCACAATGTATTCATAAAACTATTTTTAAAGAAGTGATCCCGGCGATATTGGAAAATATGAAAACTAAACCTTAACTAACCTATGAAAAAATCACTCCTGATGTCTAACCTGAAAAGAACGGACCGGGATCACCCTTGAGCTTCCGGACGGAATCGAACCGCCAACCAAGTGATTACAGATCACTCGTTCTTCCAGTTGAACTACGGAAGCATGTTTGCGGAGTTAAAACGTCATCCTCCGCTGATGCCAGCCAACGATCTGGTCAATAAGTGGCAGATATTTAATCTGACTTTTTCACGCTTCGATCCATAACCCATGCATAGGTATTTGGCCACATATCTTTAAAGAACTTTATTTTGTTGTTAAAATCCACAACAAAGATATATAAAAATATTATATTTTCATTAATTCAAACGACTTTCTGCACTGTTTTACATTTTATCAAAGGAGATGGTATCACAAATTGTGACACCAAAATTGAAACTTATCCATTACAAACAAAAATGTTTCATCAGTCCCTATAGACTTTTCCTTTATGAATCCTGAGGTTTTCCACATTAAACTCCCTGCCGTCAATGTCAAGATAAGCAAACCCATGGTTCCAGTTATTAAGAAGAGCCCATTCCGGGTGAAGGCCACAGAGACACCCTATAGACCATGTGCCCATCAGCTTCTCGTTAATATCTTTTTCTGAATGGGAGCTTGACCTATGATAGTGCGATACAAGAGCAGATGACAGGGCTTTAAGAAACAATCCCCTCGCAGCATTCACGGCAGTAATCACCCTTGACTGAAATTCGTGGCCATGGATAATAGGGAGCCGTCCGGCATAGATGATCTGTTTCTCTACAATGGTTACGTTATTAATTCCCCTCATCTTGATTATGTTGCCGAGCTTAAACTCTTCCATATCGAGGAGCTCAGGTGCTTTTACCCTGAGATATGCCTCAAGGCGCTCTTCATGGTTTCCGAGCTTCCAGTATATCTTTGTCCCCGGGAATGTCTTTTGAAGGAGCTCAAGGAATCCCACCCATAGCCATAGTTCATCATTAAGAGACCGCTTGCGTGGATCTCTTTTAAATTTTGATAGCTGGTAGTAATCGAGTCCATCACCATTGATGAGGATGAAATTCAGTTTTCTGTTGACGGCATGGTTTATCATAGCCTCCACCGCTATCTTATCATGGTATGGCGCATGGGTATCGGAAAAAAGAAGCCCATGCGTCTCTGATATATGGACGGGTTTCCAGATGTCGCATTCCGATTCAGGGACGCTAAAGACATTGGGCTTTCCTGCAGGACGGTAGAACTTCGTATTTGTTACTTTATCCCTGTTTTTATTGCCGTTCTGCCCTATATAATCCCTTATTATGCCCCTTACATGTTCCGTATTATGAAACAGTTCGGAATTTTCAGCGTATATTTTTTTTGCCAGCGAGCGAGCCGCGGCATCGGGGAATCTTTCAAGATACTGCAATACTACTTCTCCGGTTAGTTTTGCACTGCTTTTCTTCTTCATATATTATTCTTTTTACAAAAGTCATCTATCCTTTTATACAACTCAATATTCCTTTCTATCATCCTCAGCCTTACAAATGACATCACATCAATCTGTTTCTTGAGTGTGCCCCATAGGTGAGTATAACGATATTTGGACTCTATGTCCATGGCGTCCTTACAGAGTATTTTAACCTTATCCCTTAGATTATTCTTCTTTATCAGGCATGCCCCGAAGTATTGCTCCGACCATAAGTTATGATGGATGAGGAGATGCTTATAATCTTCAAAGATAACCTTATGGTTCTCTAGTGCAAAGATATATTCCCTGCTGACAGCGAGCCATTCCTTAAAGAAATCAAGATTATGACCCCCGCATATCCCGCAGTTATAGGCAAAGTCATTTACCTCATTATCCGTTATGGATTTGGGTCTTAAAGGAGCATTATTCCAGCACTCTCGAAGTATGTTATAATATTGATAGCCCTCTTCATTAAAGGGTTCCTGGCTCTGAAAGCAAAGGCGTGCATTGAGTATCTTTGGAGGTAATGGTCCCCATAGGAGCACATCGTTATCTAGATGAATAAAAGGTTTATCCTGCATGGCATAGGCGAGCATCTTCCCGTATGCCCAGAAATACCTTACGACATCTTTTACACCGGATAACTCATTTAGCTTATTAGAATAGTCTGTTATGGGAAGATCGAATTGTCTGAAGAGGTCAATGCCCCAGTCATTAGATACAAACTGCACCTCCTTAAAGTGACGGGAGGCGCAGCGTATTGCAAGAGCCGTAGTGAATATAAGATCACTAAACTTGACGAATCCCCCTGTGTTGCCGAATGACTCGTCTGGGTTGTAGTAAGAAAACACCGCTTTTCTTATCATAGCCGGAGATTAGACGTCTGAATCGTCATCAGCCCCCGCATAGGCCAGCCAGTAGTAGCCGATAGCACCGGCATAGGTTGTGCCATAAGGAGCTGTACCTCCACAGAGGACTTGCATTGCTGTGTCGTGCCTCCACTTCCACTCATTCAGATCTATTACCTTGGTGGTGCAATGATGAATATTGAACCACTGCGCTCCCGAATACGGGCCTCCTGTCTGTAATCCCTGGGATGATGTCCCTGTGGAATTAACGACATGAACCCTGGCTTTAAGGAGCACACGAGCTCTGACATTTGTTGCCATGATTGAAAAGAATTAAATTAAACAATAGAACGATAACTATATTAAAGCGTGGTAAACGATTTAACGACTCCGTACTGCGTATTACCCGTAGCAGTGTATTGGGCAAAGCATCTGTAGTAATACTTCGTCTTCGTGGTGAGCCCGGCCCATGCATAAGTCATCGGCAGAACAGTAGCCGTAGCTCCCGTAGGACTCCCTGTAGCCACAACGGTTCCTGAGGCAAGCGTCCTGTCCGTCCCTAACTGGAATCCTGTGGTACATCCTGCCCCAGTGACTTTACCATTAAGCGTAGCCGATATAGCCGTTATAGACGATGCGGCATCTGTCTCCACTACCGGTGGCACATCGGATGTGTTTGTCAACACCCCGTAATAAAAACAACTCATCATATCTGCGATACGGGTTGCCAGTTCAGTGGAAGGGACAATTATAGCCGGGTAATCGCTGTAGTTCTCCAAAACATATTTCTTCTGTCCCGAGTTCTTCTTCGGAGCTTTTGAAGTGTAGTCCTGGTCAAGAAGCTCTGTCTCCTCGAGAACCACCTTCATCCTTACCTTTACATCGTGTATGACTGCCATGACATTATGATTTTAATTTGACAATAATTACAGTGAGCAAAATTAAACTATTTTATCCACAACTGCAAATTCAATAATTATTATCCCTTCTTGTATATCTCAGAAAACCCTCCATACCTCCCTTACCCCTCCTCTTAAAGCTCTGCCCTCCCTTCTCTATATCCGTGACATGCAGCTTCATTATAACCACATCCCCATTCTCATAATAACACTTCCCCTTCCTCGTGAATACCCACATCAGCTTACCATACCCGATCCCCGTCCTCTTACTGAGCACCCTCTTATTGGTACACCCTCCCGCATGCACCCCCTCCAACCCCTTAAAATAGTACACGAATAACTCCCTGCTCGTTAACCTCACCGATACCATATATACCCTTTTTAATTATCTGAAAACTATTCTATGTACACAGAATAGCATACCCTTAAAAATATTACAGTTCTTATGTGCAGCAAATATACACCCTATAATTCTAATAAACAAATAAAAAATAGGAAATAACCATGGTGAGTCTATGCCGGTAGCGACTAATCATCCATGCGCGGTTCGTCTGAAATGAAAAACCGTTTTCCGCATCCCACCCCCTCCAAATCAGCGCCCGCGAATGAATTTGACCGCAAAATAAAGCGGTTTGATGCCTGGATCAGATTATATTAAAGCGTTCTGGCTGTCAAATGAATAGGGGAGGGGCAAGCCTGAAAAATAAATTTAAGCATGCCTGTTTTTAATTCTATTTTACATAATAATAATTATAGGACAGATTGGGGCACATCTGTCTGCATGGATTTATGAGCTCTTGCGAACTTGCCCGGAATTTCTATTTTACATAATATTTGCCGGTTTATTGACTTCGGCAAGCACTGAATACATATAATAATGAGTTAATTAGTGCAATCAATATTAAATTTGTTTATATATTTGTGTTTTAAAATGGTTTAAAATTTGAATATGGAAGATATAAAAGAAAAAATTGCAGATATTCCGGCCTTCGGCCCTGAATTACCTTCCCTTTCTCCTGAACTAAGTGAAATATATCAGAACATGAATGATTTTAATAGAAGGTCATTTATTAAAATGTTTCGCTATTTATGGGGTGTTGTGGCTCCTGCTTCCCGGTTTACGGGGTTTGGCGGCCTGTTATATTCTTATTATGCTGTGGATCTTCTCCGGCTTCGGCTTGATCTTTCCCCCTCTGAACTGTCTATGCTTTCATTTTTATATAAGGTTACGGACAAAGGCCGCCAAATAATCCACTCATCAAAGGTTTATGCGGCTGATTTATTGCCAAATTTGACGCTACCGGGTAAAAAATGGCTTCTTTTGGATTTAAAATATAAAGGTTATATAACCAGGACGACACGGGATCCCCGCCCACATTACAAGAAATATCATGCTCCTGTTTTTATGTCCCTTTCTCCTGCAGGAGTTCGACTAATAGAAGACTTTGAAACGGACCTTTATAAAATTCTTGTCAATAACTGCCTGAATGATCTGAAGGGTACGACAAAAAAACCACGCCTGTCTAGACGTGGCAAAATCAGTTAAAAACCTTCCGGTTAATTGATTTTATTTAATTATTAATGGGTGTCTGCTGACTCAACCATAAATTTTTTGTTTCCCTGCATTGTTTTAAGGTATTGCCGATGCATGAAAAAAGCCTTCCGTCTGTATGCCGGTAATCATATTGGATAAATTTTTTATGCCGATATTCAAAACTTTCATAATGTTCTGTCCCGGCTTCTGTTGTACTACATCCTTTTACATCTGTTTTCATTGTCTTGTTTTTTACCATTCATTAAAATAATACCTGTTTTCCTCCTCGTACACTGCCCGTTCCTCGTCTAGTTCCGCGCACATTGGGCAAATATTTATATCAAGAGGGCTAATTATTTCCTCTTCAATCAGTTTTTCAAGCTCCCTGGTGATCGGGAACCATGTTCCGCATTGTTTACATTGTGCTTTCATACCTTCAAATATTTATCTACGTTTGTTAATCCGAGGATCCCGACAGTATAAAAACAGCCGTCTGGACTCTGATATAATGGCGTTATTCCGCCAAAACTTTCTACCCGTTTAAAATATTCGGTTCTTTTCTCGCCTGTCATCAAGTTTTCAATATCGACAGTCAAACCCCAATTTTTAATTTCTTTTGTCTCCATACCTCTATTATTATAGGGTGAAGGCCGTTAATACTGCCAGGATGATAAACCCGGCAATCATCAGAACCGCAAATTTAATTAATTGCGCTCTGTCTTCTGATCTTGTTGTTTGTGTGTTTTTCATTGTCTTAAAGTTTAGTTAAACATCAATAATACATTAATAACAGACCAAAATTAAAACTAATATTTGAATTGACAAAATATTTTAACATTTATTTTTAATAATTATTTTTAATATTTTCTTGTTTTATTCATTTATTCATTTTATCTTTGATGCAATTAGTTGAATTATTAATTTAAAATTCTGCGTTATGAAAACTTTGAAAGTAAAAGTAGAACAATTTAGCGGGAGCAATGGCCCGGTAAAAAACCAAATGATTATCAGGACGGATAAAGGCACGTTTTTCCAGTCCTACAATTCTGTAATTGTATTTGAACCCAGGTCCGGCAAAACACAGCTTGATAAAAATTTTTGGGATTATTCCAAAACTACGGGCAAATATAGAAATCAGTTTTTAGGCGAAGACAAGAAAGAAACTGAAGCCAAAATCAAGAACGGGACATATTTATTAACTGATCTTAATAAATAAGATTATGACAATTTACGAAATCAAAGAAAGAACCCAGGGCACAGCCCCGTATTTTTTCACCTCCAAAACATTAAAATTTTTTGGGCAAACAATGAGATCATTCGGAATTAAAAAGCAACCTGACGGCAGATATTATATTTTTGCCAGTATGTACGATTATTCGGGCAATTTTGTTGGAAAAACTGAAAGGTATTTTAATCCCGTAACAAACGAACTTGAAAGGGAATAATTTTCAGCCGTTGTGGTGTTAATCCGGGTTCGATCCCCGGAGCGGCACAAACCAGGACAAGCCGAAAACCTGTAAAAGAGTAGGCAAAATTTAAAACACACGACAATGGAAAACGTAAAACTTGAAAAGAAGGAAAATGTTTTAACGGTAACTATTGACCTATCAAAGACCGGGACCCCCTCCGCCTCTGGTAAAACTATGGTAATAGCTTCAACCAAGGGTAATGTAAGGATCGAAGCCGGGAAGGATATTTTTATAGGGGTGAATGTTTACCGGACAAGGTAGCAAGCCGGCAGGGTACAAACCGGAGGCCAGAAAGACCTCCGGGGAGCCCTTCCCGATACTGATAACACGATACAAACAATTAAAAGGTATCAGACACTATCAGGGGGCAAAAGTGCCTTAAAAGGGCTTATTTAAGTCCGGTAACTCGATACGAAAGAATTATTTTTAATCAAAATCTTAAAAAAATGAAAATTATGAAAACAAAAATTCAAATCAATTCCATTTGGGGTAATCTTTTATTTGAGTTTGAAAAGGAAAATAATTCAATAAAAGATACTTTAATCGAAGCCTATCTTCGGGGAGCCGATCTCCAGGGAGCCGATCTTCGGGGAGCCGATCTCCAGGGAGCCTATCTCCAGGGAGCCTATCTCGAGGGAGCCGATCTTCGGGGAGCCTATCTCGAGGGAGCCGATCTTCGGGGAGCCGATCTCCAGGGAGCCTATCTCGAGGGAGCCGATCTCCAGGGAGCCTATCTTCGGGGAGCCTATCTTCGGGGAGCCGATCTCCAGGGAGCCGATCTTCGGGGAGCCGATCTCCAGGGAGCCTATCTCGAGGGAGCCGATCTCCAGGGAGCCGATCTCGAGGGAGCCGATCTTCGGGGAGCCTATCTTCGGGGAGCCTATCTCCAGGGAGCCGATCTTCGGGGAGCCTATCTCCAGGGAGCCGATCTTAAAAAAACATATTCACAAAATACCATTATGCCAGATGGTGAATTGATTATCTGGAAAAAATTGCAAGATAATTTAATAGCCAAACTTCTTATTCCACTTAAAGCAAAGAGAGTAAACGCCATTGGTTCAAGAAAATGCCGTTTTGAATTTGCCAAAGTTATTGCTATTTATGACGGCAAAAAGAAAGTTGAAGAGGGAAGGGGATTGTATAATAAAGATTTGATTTATAAGGTTGGAGAAATGGTTTATCCCGATTCTTTTGATGATTCTCCACTTATTGAATGTTCTCACGGCATTCATGGATTTATTACAAGAATGGAGGCTGAAAACTTTGATATGTAAAATCGTTTTTTCAAATGGAAGATATAAGAATCTTTTTTATTACCTGTCGCTGGTGGCTGTTCGCCGGGATAATTGTAGCCTGTGCGATTGGAATTATTTACAGTTTTATTCAGGATGCTATTTATCAGAGGGACCCGAAGACGAAAACGCGAGCCAAAATAATTACCGCCCTTATCGTCATCCCGATATTTATTATTGTAGCCTATACGCATAGCAACCATAACAGGGTTGAGCACATGAACGAGAACACTCTTTATATCGCCCCTGACCCGGAGAACTTTTCAAAGTGATTTTAAGAAAATGAGTATCTTTGCATTTATGGATAAGCCTGGGATGATAATAAAAAGCTCATTGAGTCCTATTCATATCATAGCAAACGATGATATGGAGATAATTGACTTCCTCTCCGATATGATGGACCGCGAGCCTATCCACATGCTCCAACGCTTCGTGGACTTCAGCATGAGGGAAAGCATATCCCTTATTCATAAATCCGATATGGATGATATAACGACAATTATATTTTATAAGGCTCCTCTGGGCATAAACTACAAGCAGAACAGATTGATGCTTTTTGAATTTTCAGATACAAGGTGGCTGCGGTGGCTCTCAAGCTACTTTCAGCAGTGGCTCGATACCGTGTCCCCAAAACAGAATAAAGCTCTCTACGGCTTCCTGGATGCTCTTACAGGGCAACTGATATATGAATGGACGCAGGAGGACGAGAAAAACACCCTGCAAGACTTCAGGGGTTGATGGGATCGGGGAGGTTTTGTGTGTTATCCTTCCCGATTCCTTTTTTTGAGACAAAAACACAAAGTATTTACGAATCTTTTAATTATGAAAAAGATGACGATTTTTTTAATTCTGGCACTGATTACACTCCGGCTCTCCGCACCCTCTTCTCAATGCTTATATATTGAGAAAAGCACGCAGATTAAAACCATAGATTTAAAATTACTTGCTTTTTATAAGGTAGAAAGCGACTTTCGGACAAAGGTTATCAATTCGCTCGGCTACCGGGGGATCCTTCAGGAAGGGCAGGAGATAGTCAATGAGGCCAATAAGATCAACGCCAGAAACGGCAACTCGATACGATATACTATTAATGATTGCCTCGACAGCGCAAAGGCTACAAGCATCTGGTATATAATCCAGGGATATTGGAACCCAGAATATAACCTCCGTAAGGCTGCGAAGATATGGAACCCATTGGCAAGCCCGGAATATTACAGACGGATACTCAAGTATTATTATAAACTTAAAAACTCCTGATTATGGTACATTGTCCTTATGAAAAGAATGTAGTTTGCAGTTACCTCGAGAATGACGAGGAAAACATTGTCTATTGTTGCGAGAAATGCCCTTACTACAAGCCTCGCAAGCAGCTTATCCCTCCCGATCCCCCCGAAGGGGGTCTGTGCTGTGTTATCGTAGCCATGTTTCTTGTATGGTGTATCGTAATCTTATTTTTAGGCATCTTCCATCATTATAAAAGCCATGAAGCATCATCGCATATTAAAGCAAGACAAGAGATTGTTAAGTAAGAAGAAGTCTGTCAGGATTGACGGCAGGACTGTTATCTTGGCAGATGCGAACCTGTCCGATGCAGAGGTGCGGGAGAACTACGCATTAAAGAGAATGTCGTATCTCGCCTTCCGCCCCGGAGCCTCTAATCAACCTGTTAAGCAGGAGTTCAAGGAAGTGCCGGTGGGAGATGTTATGGATCTCGAAGCTATACTTGATAAAGATAATTTACCTGATGAAAATTAAGACTATGAAACTAAAAGCTATTTTTGAATGGATTAAGAAGGCTACTCATAAGCCGGATAAAGAGGAACGCCCCATTGACAAAGAAGATCCCTATGCTATAATAAAGCATAAAACCAAAAGCCTGGGGTTTCGTCTGAGGGCGCAGCATAATAACCGCAAAAGAACAAGAGGGCGGAATATCCAGTATGTCCAGGTCGGGGATTCAACAAAACCAATATATCACGGAGCACGATAAAAATCCATGATTGTTGAACAGAAAGGGACCCAATTACGAGTCCCTTTTCCATAATATCTATATTTGATTGTCATTTGATTAAACCATCTCTCATGGCTTTAGCACCCTGAACTAATCCTTCATATAAAATTTTATTAAAATTCATATCACCATCTTCAGAAGGAAATGCACATTCATTATAAGCCCATTTCTCAATCATTTCATCTGTTATCTTTTCCGGGGCTTTACCAAATGGAGTATGAAGTAATTCATCAGAGACATTGTTCATATTCTTAATTATTTCTTCTGCACTCTTTTCCATGGCTTCAGATTTGAGTGAGGCAAGCTGGCAAACTGATATGTCAAGATAATATTGTTCATCTTCATATCTCACCCATTCTCCCCTTTTATTCCCTCTATTAAAGTCTATTACATAAGAATGTCTATTCCCCGGTAAAATAGTATAGTCAACTCCGCCTTCGGGCATAACAACAGTATGACCAAGTAAATAACATTGAAACTCCATTATCATATCCTGTTCGCTTTTCAAATCATCTGACCATGGAATTGCAACCAAATCCAAATCCCTATTCAAACTGCCATGCAAAAGAATAACGCATACATAGCTGGTTTGACATGGATAGGCTTTGAAGATTCATCCTGCTTTTCTATTATTTTATCACGAGTGTCCATAGTGATTCAGTAAATTATAGCCATATTCCTTGGCTATTTCCTTGAGTTCATATAAGAATTAAGTTTTTTAGAACCTTTAGGTGGGTTAAGAATGATGTTTTTTGTTTCCTCGCTACATTCAATTAATTCGTCCTCTCTATATTTTCTCCATCCAGTTGAATTGTCATCTTTACTTATATCGTGTCCGACAATCCATTCAAAGGAAGTTTCTTTAGTTTCATAATTAAACCTCCCCTCTTTTCTCATTGCCACTATCCGCTTCGTATAATAAAATATTTGCGAAGTAGTGTAGCAAATCTGAATATAGATTTCCATGATTTTTAATGCTTGTCTTGCATCATCGGGGTCGTGGTCGTATATACAACTCACAAGATCTCCGACATTGAATTTAGTTTCTGCTTTCATCTTTCGTTATATTAGTTATTACTCTTACATAATTAAAATCTATCTTTATCATGTTCTTCAATAAATCTTTTCATGGCAGTAGTAAAGTCTTTTTTATACTCACCAGATTGAAGATATTCATTATACCTGTCGGCAAGAATTTTATGCTTTAAATGTCTTGCTCTTTTGCGTTTGCGATATGTAAATTGATTACTCATCTTTCTTGTCTGATAGGGATATAAAAAGTTCTCCTGAAATAACTTGAGTATATGGAAGTCCTGTAATATCAGATTTGATTTGTTGAATTGCCACATCTCCCTGTGATACTCTTAACATTTGAAGATATTTTTTAAGAGGAAATCTTTTATCTGAATCTTTGCTCGGCTGAAACTGCGAGGAGTTATCATTCAGTTCTGTAAATACTGTCTTGCCACAATGCGGGCAGATAGTTGCTTTAAGATTTGGCTCTTTTTTATTCATTGTCTCTTGGTTTTAAATAGTTATTTCATTTTGCCACACTTACCACAAAAAACATATCCATCGGCTTCTGTGTCGGGGTATTGTTCAGAAGAATTGACAGGAAGAAGATACCAGTCAACACATAATAACCAATGGAATGAGTTATCTCCAAAATAAATCGCAACTGTTAATTCTTTATACCCTCTATTTGGATCAGTTGTATTATTTTTATTCTCACAAACAAAATATTCACCATTTTCTTTTGGTAAATCATCTTTTGACTTGATAAAAACCTGTTTAAACATTTGCTCTTTCATAATTTATATTTTTTATAAGCCTTCAATACTTCTTTTGTTAGATATTCCCTGCAAATATTTGCTGTCGCTAATTGATTAGTCTTTTTTGCAGCAGCATCAGCAGCAGCATCAGCATCAGCAGCAGCAGCATAAGCAGCAGCAGCAGCATAAGCAGCATAAGCAGCAGCAGCAGCAGCATTCCTTAATTGTTCATCATTGATATTACCTTCCCCATAATCAATGGCAGCCTTAACTGCATCTTTACTTCTCTGATCTTTCATCAGATGCAATACTGTTTCTGCACATTTCCC